AACACGACGATCAAAGTTTTTGCCGGAGTATCGATTGCCCGGCATGACGGCCCCTTAGCTCAACTGGATAGAGCAACTGCCTTCTAAGCAGTAGGTCGCAGGTTCGAGTCCTGCAGGGGTCGCCACTCTCTCTTCCTCATACTTCTTGATGGGTCTCAGGAAACCAACAAGCCCTTGGGTTTCCGGCACTTTACGTATCTATGCGTCTCGATGTGTTTCGATACGTATCCGGCGGTAATGTGGTACGGTTCGTGGTACTACAAACCTGATACCACGTCCGCAGTCAGAGCCTCTCGCTGAAGGACTTTACTTCACGCCAAACGGAAAGATCGTCGTCCAGAATGACGGCCCCGTTCTCCATCTTCCCGAGTTTGGTGGCCTCTTCCCATTCGATTTCCAGAATCTTCACGCCGAAGCCGGGAGCCGGTTCGCGCGCAACCGCGAGAATGATATTCTCGGCAGCGGTGACCGGAATTTTGAACCGCCCCTGAACCAGCGTCGTGACAGTGATGTCATATTTTGCGCCGCGGATGATCGCGTGCATGTCTATCGACTTGTCACGGGCATCTTTGTCGTCAGGGGACGGGAATGCGGCCTGCCCGCCATCCATCTGGATGAAGCCCGCCACAACATTAGCTGCGCCCTGTTCGGACAGGACGTTTGCACGCTGCTGCGCACCGGCAGGCTTTCCGGGCGTCCCGGCTGCCAGCCAACCGGCGTCCACTTTGAGAATTTCGGCAAGCGGCACGAACATTTTCTGGCGCGGAACGGTCAGGCCAGAGAGCCATTTGCGCACGGTCTCCATCGAAACCTTGTGACCCCGTTGCTCAAGCTGCTCTACAAACCAGCGAAGGCGACCTTCATTTGGCGCCGGCACCTGATAATTGCTGTCGGACGCCTGAAGCAGTCGTCGTGCAAACTCAGGGTGCACCTGTTTCTCAGGTGTCCGGAACGGAACGCTCACTGTGAATCCTTTCAAAACGGAATATCAAGACGCCGAGCGCCGCGATTCACCGTCATGAAATGTCACATCTAATGTGAAAGTCAAGGCTTCATTGAAAACGTTCGAATGATGTGGTCTTGAGTTGCATCCTTACGATCGAGCACTTTCAACGCTCTTTCGTCATACGTCCCACGGGCGATAATCGGGTAAATCAAGACCTGATTCCTCTGTCCCGGCCGTGGGAGACGCATGTTCGCCTGCTGCCAAAGCTCGAGCGAAAACGTGAGACCGTACCAAGCGGCGATATGTCCACCATACTGTAGATTTGTGCCGTGTCCAATTGACGCCGGATGCGCCAGCAGCTTTTTAATTTTACCCTTATTCCAGTCTCCGACAAGATCGCCCTTGTAGTCGTTGGCTACCACAGCGTCTGGATATCGGGTCTTTATTTTATCCTTGTCGAATTTGAAGCTGTAGAAAATCAGAAGATTTTCACCATGTGCGGTGTCTACGAGTTCTTCCAATGCAGCCAGTTTGGCGTCATGAATTTCAACGACGCTCCGGTCCTCACGGTACAGGCTCCCGTTCGCGAATTGGAGTAGTTTGTTCGCCAATACACCGCTCGAAACTGCTTCCACGTCATAGGGTTCGGTGTAAAGCGTCGCCTCAAATTCCTTGTATTCCTCGAACGCCTTCTTAGGCAGGTCGACCGGCATCGGAATGAACTGCGGATCGTCAACCACTTTCTCTTGCGGGATAGTGACAACCAGGTGTTCAATTTTCGAGAGGATTTTTTCCTCAGCGCCCGGCTTGATAGTGATCGTGTGATTGAAACGATCCCGGTCGAAAAATTCCTTTTCGAAATCCGACTTGCTACGGCCGAGGGCCTTACCCTGGTCCAGCAAGTAAGTTTGCGCCCAAAGATCAATTACGCCCTGAGGCGCAGGTGTGCCTGTGAGGAGGAATATGCGCTCGATCTTCCGGCGCGCGGTCGTCATGATGCCGAACCGGGTCATGTTGCCACCTTTGGAAGCTCGCACGGTCCCGTCGGTTCGTTTGATCTTGGTGGCTTTGGTCCGCGCCTCCCCCGCCTTGAAGCGGCTGGACTCGTCGATAATGACCGTGTCCCAAATCCAGTTTTCGACCGTTCGGATGTGCTTGGACAGCCAAGGAAGGTTTTCCGGATTAATGGTGGTGATCTCGGCACGACGTGCGATCGCCGCAGCCCGCTCATCGGCATCACCAACAGCGATGGCGCATGAAAGTGCCTGCGTGTGTGCCCACGCCTTAACTTCATCGTGCCAAGTGTTCAGCGCGACATACCGGGGCGCAATGACCAGGACATGATCGGTGTCAAAACGGTTCAACAGATGGGTTAATCCATCAAGGGTGGCTCCGGTTTTACCGGAACCCATGCCGCTGATGATCAGCTTCGCCTTTTCCGTGCGAACAATACGGCTGATCACCTGCTGGCCGGCGCGAAGTTCGGAACGAGTTCGAAGGGACATCACAGGCCGTCGAGCAGGTCCAGTTCGCGCGCCGCAGGAGTAGACCAACCTGCCGACGATGTGGATAAGGCTTCAGTGGACGTTGGACGGGCTGCTCGACGGCGCAAACCCTGCCAGTAAACGGAAACCCACCTCGCCTGATGCATTGCGTCGTCCAAAGCGGTGTGTGCGGTGCCTTCAAGCTTGCCGTCGAAGTCGACAAGGCCGTCAGCGAGTCGTTTGATCGTGCGGCAATCGCACACGTTCCAGAATTTCCACGGGGCCTGGCGCTCGATGATGCGCCCGAAAGCGTATTCGAGGATCGAGATATCGAAGGACGCCCCGTTACCCCACGGCTTCACGCTATCGCCATGTCGCAGACAAAAGTCATGAAACTTCGTGAATACGAGATGGGCTGGATGCTTCCCGCGCACGACCTTCTGCCTAGCCGCCTCCCCCTGCCCGAGCCACCAGCGGATGGTCGAGCCTGAGGCTTTTCCGTATCGCATCGCATCTTCGATATCGATCGCCGCATCGAACGTCTCGCCGAGTTCCCCGGTCTCCGGATTGAAGAAGACGGCGCCAATCGCGACGACGGGTGCGTTCACCGCAGTGCCAAGGGTTTCCAAGTCGATCATCAGGTCGGTGAATTTCATAGTAAGTCTCCGATCAATTCCGCCTTCACGCGGCGAGCATCCAAATCAGCAAAGAAGTCGGCACAGGCTTCGACGAAGACGCGCGTCGCTTCCGCGTCGATCGCGTTTCCGTAACCTTTGAGCATCCCTTGGCGCGACTTGCCTTCAAAGGCGCTGCCAGATCCCACACGGAAGGCAGACCCATCAACCAGCGGGAATGTGCAGGGCTCAACTGGCCGCCACTTTCCATCTCGGCAAAAGAGCCAATCAGCATCTCGCCAAAAGCCGTTAGTCGGGCCGGCCCGTTCAAATCGGCCAACAAAGACACCTTCGTCCAGTCGACCAGTTCCTGCGGGCCCAACTCGTCGCTCCGGTTGCCGCCTCTCTTCCTGAAATTGTCCAGTGTCGGGGTCTGCCAAGCAGCCAGTTGAGCTTGTTCGCAGTGATAGAGCGGAACCGTCGTCTGCCCGTGCTTTTCGAGACGCTCTCGCGCAATCTTCTCGATTACCTCCGGACTTCTCTCTCGCTCGGCGACTGTCGGCGTCGACCAACCGGTCAAGCTCGTCGCATCCGCTAGGTTCAGACCGAAGCCCTTCGCCTGACGTGCCTCCGGTGTTTCGCCTTTGCCGTTGTTGGTCGTCGTCGTCGTGGGCCAGCCGCTCAAGATCATCGAGTCTGCATACGGCTGCCGGCCGCTCTCGTTGCCCGCCTTCAACGCCTGCGCGATGTCCTGTTCCGTCATCATCGAGGCGGTCACTGTCGGCCAGCCAGCCAAGTTCGCCTGCCTCGGAAGCTGATCCAACCGCTCTTTCCCGTTGTCCGGTCTCGGAGCTATATCGGCACCCGAGTCCTTCCAGTCCCGCGCCGAAGCTGTCGTCCAGCCCGCCAATGGTGCTTGATGCGCTAACATCGTTGGCGCTAGGTTGCCCGTCTTTTCGATCGATCGAGCAACGTAACCCTCGGCCGTTCCGCCCGGTTCCGTCGCCGTCGGAGTCCCCCAATTCGACAACTGCGCTGTCGTCGGGAGAGACAATCCTCCGGCGTTCTCCCGGTTCAGCACTGCGAAGTCTGGACCAGAGGTGCCGTCCGAAGATCGGCAGGTCGGCCAGCCGACCTGAGACAGATCGAATATCGTAGGCACTGAAACGGAGTCTTTGCCGGATGTGCGGTGCGCCACTGCCCGCAGAGCAGGTATCAACCGCCCCGATGGCGTAGCTCGCCGCTTCCAGGTCAGTTTGTACAAGGTCGAGCCAACCGAGGCCGTCAGCGCTTGCAACCTGCTCTCCAAGAACGATGTCAGGGCGGCACTCTCCGATGAGATGGAGGAACGCAGGCCATAAATGCCGCTCGTCATCCATCCCTGCTCCTTTGCCTGCCGCGGAGAAAGGTTGGCAGGGGCAGCTTCCAGTCCAAACTGCAGTATCATCCGAGATGCCAGCGCAACGGAGGGAGTAACTCCACACTCCGATGCCAGCGAAAAGATGAACTTGTCGAAATCCTCTAAGGTCATCCCCACGCAGATCTTCGATGCTTCGTCGATCGACAATGCCCGGCGCAATGACTCCGAGGGCAATAAGGTTTTCGAGCCAGTCTGCGGCGTGGTCGTCGTTTTCGTTGTAGAGGGCATACGGCTTCGCACCCATGGCTCAAGAATTCCTCTCAAAAGTTGAAACTGGCGACAAAGAAATGCCGCCAGTTTCCTCGGATCAGAAGTCGAAGTCGTCAGACGCCGAAGTCTTGCTTTCCGATCCCGTGGAGGGTCCGTTGTCGAAGCTGTCGTCTTCCTCTAGATCGTCAAAGTCGTCAGCGTCAACGTAGATGCCGCCGCCCATGCGCTCGCCTTCCTCGTGCGACCGGATAGCTTCGACCGACGCGAAAATACCGCGAGAGCCTTTGTCCGTGCCGAAGAATGAAACGATCACGTCGGCGTAGACGCCACCGTAGAAGATATCGAGGATTTCGCTTTCCTCGAACACCTTGCCGGCTTTCAGTTGCTCCGCAGACACCTGATCTCGCAAGCCCCGCTTACGGCGATCAAGGAGCTTCGGACGCTTCTGGCCTCCGGAAGGACCAGACGCGGAAAATGCGTGGTTACCCTCGTAACCGGCATAAACTTTGCCCTCTTTGTTCTTGAACTTTTCACCCTTACGAAAGCAAACTCGCTTCGGGTTGTCTTCGAGGATATCCTTATAGGCGTCGGCGTTCTTCCACTGTTTTTCACCGGCAGCGCGGATCGCCGACATGATCTTTTTCTGGTTCTCCTCGTAGTGAGGGGAATCCTTTTCATTGATCACGTTCAAACCGTGCTTCGGCACGGCGTTCGGATCATCGCTCGTCTTCTTTTTGTCCTTGAGGGAGTCGGTGAAGGAGAGACGTACCCGCTTCAGTTGGACAGTGCGGCCATCGGTGGCCTTATCTTCAATAGCCATTTTCTCAGTTTCCTGTTGTTCGGTAGTTCGGTTGCAGCGGCTGTAGTTAGTCGAGGTCGTCAAATTGATCCGCAATCGGCGTGACCTCTAACGCCGGTTTCGGGTGGTCAACGGGAACCAGCTTCGGCTTCCCGTCTGGTCGATCGACCAGTTCCTGCAGAGCGTCCCACGGTTCGGGCATGCCCTTTTTTCGCTTGCCCGGCTTCATGAGCCTGTCGATATCGGTGAAACCGATAAGCTGCTTGGGCTTGTAAGCTTTGTCTCCCAGTGCGCCGACCAGAATGGCCTCTGCCTCCGCAGGCACAGTGAAATACCTATTACCAAGGGCGCCATCGATGGCCTTGGAACCGGGGTCGGGGTCGCCATCCAGCGCCGCCTGAAGCGACTGCTGGTGTAGTTCGGTGAGCCAGGCACGTGCGGCCTTGGAATGATTGACGATGTAGAAGCGCAGCGCACGCGGCATCTGCGCGGGGTCTTTGAACTTGGGCTCAGGCTCGCTAGGGTCGAGCAGCGCGCTGCCAAACATCTGCACGAGCCACTGATTGCGCGCCGCACAACCGCGCTTCGTCTTGCGAACCGGGCACCAACGGCAGCCCTTTGTCGACGGAACGAATTCCACGTCGCCGCGCTCGATCCGCGAGAATACCCGTTTCACTTCCTCGCCAAACTCCAGCAACTCCGCGATCGTGATTTCCCAAAACTTCATTCCACCCGCGCGAGGCTGGTCGATATTGAGAACGACATCCTCGATCTGCGGGCGACCAAAGTATTCCCAAGCGCCGAGGGCATAGAGACGGAGCTGCCTGGTGCCGACAACCTCGACAGGCTCCCCTGCTCCATCCTTGTAGTCGCTGACGCCAAGCATCTTTCGGTACAGGAATGCAGTGTCGCAGGTTCCAAATTGACCGGGTAACCAGTGCGACAGGTCAACACGTATCTCAACGAGCGGATTGCTGGTGTGCTGGCGGATCCAGTCGATACCGGCAACAAGACGATCGGCCATATGGTCGTCAATCTCGAACGAATGACCGTCGGCTGTAAGCGTAGCACCGACGAAGTGATGCGGATCGCATCCGAGATCAAGGCAATGCTCCCTGATCTCATGCATAACTGTCCCTTCGGCCGAATAGGCGGTGGAATCCCGGCTGAGATCAAGCGTTTCGCCTTCATACGCGGAGTATTCCTGCTCATCGTCATCATCGACGATAGGCGCGTCGCAATCCTCATCGAGATCGCTCTCGCTCAGTTCACCCTTGGCGACCAAATGGTCGATCAGCGCGACCGAAGCCGTGCAGGTCATCCACCGATCAGCCGATGAGGGCGATAATCGAGCGTGCGCCTTCATAGGTCAGTCCATCCGAGCGCGGACGAAGCAATCCTTCGCCTCAAGAAGATGGCGCAGGCCGGCAGACTTCTCCGGGCCGTCGGGCAGTTCTTCTTCCATCGCACGTGCCAACGACGCGCACTGACGCGAGACTTCCTTGAGACCGGGGTCGCGAAGGTGCTCAAACGTGAAATACTTCATAATGGGGGAAGGCATGTCTTTCTCCTGAAGGCGTTTGGGGAGGAAGCGCAGAGGTGGGAGGCGGTGGAACCTGGACCACTTTGTCGGGAGGAGGAGAACATTGCAGTCCTACTCTGCGCTTCCCGCCGAAACGCCCCCGACCGAAGTCGGAGAGCGTCGTCGGTGTCAAACGAGATCGTCGTCGACCGTCTTGGGCGTGGTGATGTCGCCCTTTTCCTTGAGCTTCGCGATCTGTGACTTGAAGAGATCGTGAGCTTCGGGCTGGATTGTGCTGAAGAGGCCTTTGCCGGCTTCGACCTTGGGGTCGCGGATTTTCTCGTGATTGAGAAGCGCCTTGACCTTTTCCTTGCGGGCGGCCCGCTCTTCTTCACGATCACTGGCGCCGATATAGTCGCTCGCCGCATCGGTCAGCGCCTCGATCGGATTAACGCGGTTTTCGGGGGATTCGGAGATGGCCGCCTTCTTGTCTTCGGCAGGCTTGTCGTCCTTGGTGGCCTTCGTTGAAGCCTTCGACCCGGTAGCGGCGGCAGCCGTGGTCTTCTCGATCGCGTCTGCGCGCAGATCGTGCAGTGCCTGGGTGATATTGGTGAGTTTCGTAACTGCGGCTGTCAGTTCGGTAAGCTGTGCTTCTAAGCTCAATGTCGTCTCCATCGGTCAGCGTTGAATTACACTTCCTTCGTGTAATTTCAATTTTTATGGCACAAGCTCGATATCGTTGCAACACTTTGTTGGAATTATTTCTCACCTATGTTGAAATTATGAAATCACACGACTAAGGTGCGTCCAGATTTCATAAGAGGTTCGAATATGGATCAGCCCGAGAATAACAAAGAGCTGTACGAGGGGGAGCTTTACGGCTTGCTTCGCGACAAACTACCGTCGGAATATGTCCACGACGGCAAGGTGAACACCCGTCTTTTAAGCGAAGCAACTGAAAATGCTCGCTTTACGATCTATCGCTGGTTCCACGAGAACAAGTTATCACCGAAGGCTATCAAATCCCTTCTGGCAGTTTCCGCCAAGGCCGCTCGACCGGACGAAAAGGACCGACTCACTAAGAATGATCTGATTCCGTTCCTTCCCATCCCCTGATCGAACGGGACAGTAATCCATGCTCACCGAAAACCTCGCTCTCATCGAAGCGGGCGCCGCGCTGCATTGGCTGCGACCTCGCGACAAGATGCCGATCGAAGAACACTGGTCTTCCGCACCGCGCTATACGGCCGAGCAGCTTCGCAATAGCTATCGCCAAGGTAACAATGTCGGTCTGCGAACCGGGGAACCTTCCTCGGTCGACGGCTTGTACCTGCATGTCATCGACCTTGACATCCGCAAGTCCGAGAAAGCAGACGAGGCATGGTGTGCCCTGATCGAAATGATGCCGGCCGCCAGAAACCTGCCACGGGTCATCTCAGGTTCGGGTGGTGAAAGCCGCCATATCTACTTCCTCTCAAGAGAGCCGCTCGCCAGCAAGAAGCTGCGTAAATCCGACGGTTGGGAAATGGTATTCGACCCCAAGAAGGGGCGTGACGTAAAGAAAAACGACTGGGAAGTCGACCTGAAAGGCACAGGCACGCAAGTCGCCATACCGCCGTCGATCCACCCTGACACCGGCAAGCCCTATCGGTGGGAACGCCCGCTCGATCTGGATTTCGCAGAGCTTATGGTCGCGAAGATCAGCGGCGCGCGTGCTGCAGCCGCCGAAGCTGATGACGATGACGATGACCTGTTTGCAATCGTGCGGGCCGACCCGCTCGACATCGACGAAGACGAAATTCAGGCAATCCTAGACGACCTTCCGGAAGACTGGGTAGACGATCGCGACTACTGGCTTACCGTCGGGATGGCGTTCCATCATCAGTTCCGTGGTGAGGATGAAGGGTTTGAAGCTTGGTGCGACTGGTCCGAGCAGTCGGCGAAGTTTGACCGCAAATATTCCGAGGTCAGGTGGAATTCCTTCAAGGGTAAGCCACACCCGGTTACGTTCAGAACGCTGATCCAGGCCGCCAACAGCAATCGTATGTCGCAGGATCTCGATCTCGATATCGAGACTGATTTCGACAAGCCTGTGATCGATTTATCAGACCTTTTAGGCGATGCGCCCTCCCCAGTTCCCGCGAAAGCGGAGATCGTCGACGAGATCGACCCCAACTGGATGCAGCGTTTCCATCGTAACGAAGAAGGCGAGTTAAAAACCACCCTTCCAAACATCAATCTGATCGTCGAGAACGATCTGCGCGTCCGCGGGATCGCCCATTTCAACGAATTCGCACAGGAAGTGGTGCTCCGTGCGTCACCGAAACGCGCAAAAAAGAAGCGTGACGCGGCCTATGAGCCGGTCAATCTGGACAGTTCCATCTGGAAGGTGAAGGACGAGCTGAACGGCGACAACTGGACCGATAGCCATGATATCGCCGTCCGGTCGCTAATCGAGACCAAAACGCAGCTTCAAGGCTACGGCATCAAGGTTGCGGACCGCGATTTACGTGGTGCGATCGATATGGCAGCCCATAAGCGCTCATTCCATCCGGTCAAGGAAGTGATCACGTCTGTCACCTGGGACGGTGTGCCGCGCGCGGAAACTATGTTCATCGATTATCTCGGGTGCGAGGACAACACCTATAACCGACAGGCTGCCCTCCTCACTCTCGTCGGCGCCGTTGCCCGCATCTTCCAACCCGGTCACAAGTTCGACTTCGTGCCGATCCTTGAAGGAGCGCAGGGCAAAGGTAAATCAACCTTCGTCGAGGTTCTCGGACTGGAATGGTACGGCGAATTGACCGGCGATGTAGGCGACCCCAAGCAGATGATCGAAGTCATGCAGGGAAAGTGGATCCTTGAACTGGGCGAACTTTCAGCGATGCAGCGTTCGGAGGTCAACGACCTTAAAGCGTTCGTAAGCCGCACCCACGACAAGGCTCGTCTCGCATGGGAAAAGCGCGCCAAGGAGTTCGGCCGCCAGTGTATTTTCATCGGCTCCACCAATGATCGGGAATACCTGCGCGACCAGACCGGTAACCGGCGCTTCTGGCCGATTATTTGCCACCTCCCCGACGGTCAATTGATCGACAACCTGAAATTCAAAAAGAACGTCATGCAGATTTGGGCCGAGGCCGTCTCGATCTATCACGAGATGTGCAAGACCTACGCCTACCTGCCGGCGCTTCCGCTTTACATGAAGGATGAGGCCGCTCAGATTGCCCTCGAGATGCAGGAAAGCCGGCGCGTTGAGACCTCCGAAGAGATGCTGGCGGGCGAGATCATTGCATGGCTCGACACTGCACTCGGGGCCGAATTCGACGACTTGGACGACGACATTCCGAAGATCTACCGCAATGAAACATGCATAGCGCAGGTCTGGCACGAGATGATGGGCCGCGACGGCTCTATCCCGCACACCGAGGCGATGAAGCTCGGAAAGGCGCTACAGCTCGTCGGATGGGATCGCTCAAAGGGTCCAGTTGCATCGTCAGAATTGAACCGAAAATACGGAAAATGCCGCGTCTACACGCGTCCTGACGAAATTGAATAGGATCGAACTTCGATTGTGTTGCATTTGACCCCGCTACGGCGGGGTTTTTGCTGAGATGCGATATGTCCTATTTGCCCGAAAGTGGGATGTATCTTAACTGACACGAGATCGATCTGAGCGCATTTTCTGCGGAAATTGCCTACATTCAAACTGAAAAACATCTCCGCTCACCCTCTCACCCTCTCTCACCCTCCCAAGGCGGTGACAAAAACCTAGGGTGAGCGAGAATAATTGTTTAATTACAATAATTTAGGCTGGTGCGCTCACCCTCTCACCCAAATCACCCTGATCCCCTATTCTTTCTCGTATTTACCCCTTTTCACTACATCCACTGTCTCGTGCTTCGCACTGATTTCACCCCTCTATATTTATCTTACTATACTTTTAGGGTGAGAAGGGTGAGAGGGTGAGACTCCATTGAAATCATTGAGGTTTTTCCGCTCACCCTGCCGCTCACCCTGTCTGATAGGGTGAGAGCGGTTTCTCTGATCGATTTCAACCCATTTTCCCGTCCGAATATTACTATATTACGCCTCAAAAGTCGTTTCGCTGCCGAAATATTCAAATTGCGCGTGAATCGCGGTCGGTGTCTCCCGCCCCCTCGGCGCCACCCCCAGGAAGGACCCAAAGCCACTATGTCATTGTTTTAATTGATCTTTTCGCGATAATCGAACCTATCGCATGATACGATACAGCCCATTTGCACGCTATTGAGACGCATTGAGACAGTGACGCCAGCTCAACAGACGCACGGACGCATTGAGACGCACACGCCTAGTTGCCGTGTATCGTCGATGCACAGTAAAACGTATCATTGATGAGGTAAGCAGGAAGGCGGGCTGCAATGGCCCTCATTGTATCCGGCTGCAGCAAACCAGGCCCAACGGACTAACTTTCACTTTTAATGTGAATTACTCTTGCGCTTCGTATGTTTCACGTTTAGATTGGAATTATCGAAACGGAGACGCACCAATGACCGATTTCTGGACACGCTTTAATGAAATGGCCGCTGCAGCCGAATTGACGGATACAGGCAAGCTGTTTGCCGCTTCCAATTTCCATGTCGGCCACAATGGTGGCGGCACGTCCGCATGGGAACGGCAGGTAGGCGAAACCGGCTGGAAAGTGCTTATCACTGACATAGGTGGTTGCGACCATGTATCAGAGGACGGCACATGGATTGTCGGCGCGCATAATGACAATGGTGACTATGTGGATCGTTGTGTAGAGGCGGCAACTGTTGCCGAAGCCTTGGCAGCGGCGGACGCATTCGATCTTGCTCTAGGCGGTCACGTCGTGACACCTGCCGCCACAATCGGCGACAAGATTATCCTAGCCCGCGCGTTCGGCAGCAATGTGCAAGAGGAACTAAGCCGCGCCGACTTTCGCGCCGTTCTAGAGCTAAACCGGAACGACTCCGCTACCTGTCACACACATGACTTTTGCGACGCCAACATGCTCATGCTTGACGCGTTCAAAGTCACTTTCGAGCGGGAACCGGCATTTCTGACCAATCCCGATGACGGCGAAGATTTGGCCCTCTGGAATGACGCTTGGCAGATTGCCAAGGCTGCAGAATTCTTCGCCTAGGTGTCGCTATGATCCATCCGCTTTTATTACCGTTCGCCCTCCCTGCCGTGCTGTTAGTCGGGCTTCACACAGGCCAGCTAGTCGCACCGCTTTTTCTGTAACCTAAGTTTCAACTTAAAAGAGGAATTCAACCATGAACGAGTTATTACTTTCGGCGTACCGCTATCATCGCGCCACGGCGCTTTCGCGTTGGAACCCTACCCGCCACGGGCTTAAGGGTATTCCGACGACGTTTGCGCTTGCTGCCTTTGCCAAGGCTCGCCGTGACGTTGTGACTTCGGTACGCCGTTATGCATCAAGCCCATGGGCAAAGCCCGTCACCAATGGCAGCACGGAAAGCGGTTGCAGGTGGATTGAGAACCCGGCCGCCATGGGCCTCCGTTTCGTCGGATATTGTGACGTTATCAGCGACACTATCCGCCATACGGGGTGGTTCACGGACCCGCATCAAGAGGGCAAGATTCGCGGCTGCGTCTATCAACTGCCCGGACGCGGCGGCAAGGCGCGCTTTGTGGCCGCCCATGACAATGAGGACAACGGCGCGGCAGATTGCGGCGGTCCTGCATATGTCGACTTTTCGACCATCTACCGGTCCGACTTCGTAGCAGAAATGCGTTCCGCTTTGCGCGATATAGGCAAGCGTCATCAGACTCCCGCCATGCTGAACCCCGGCTATTGGGCTGAATCCGCTCATGCGACGGCGAAGAAAGAAGCCGCAATCGGCGCCGACATTTTTGCAGAGTCGGCAGCGGAAAAGGAACGCGAATATGCGACCGCATGGCAAGCCGGTTCCCAATATGCCGGTTGCCTTCAGGAACTGGCCGCTATCCGTGAGTCGGTTCGCCAGACTATCCGCGACATGAAAGGGGCTTGTGCCACGTTGCGCGCCCTGCCCGATAGCCTGAAAGCCCGGCTGCGTTCATCCATCAAAGCTGAATTGAGCGAACGGGAAACCATTTTCCAGCGCATGGAACGCCTTAAAGACGGCGAAGCGGACTCGCTTTGTTTTTGGCCGGGCGACAAACACCTTCGGGCAGCATTCAACGAAGGCGCGGGCTGCGTCGTTTTGCGCTAACTTTCACGTTTTAAGAGGAATTATTGACATGGTCAAATACGTATCTGACACAAAAGCGGGCAAGAGCATTTCCGCTTACATCATCCTCAATAAAAAGGGTGAACATGTTGCAACCGTTAAGGCGCATTTCAGCGACGGCGGCACGTGCCTTGTAAATGTTCATGACGACAAGGCCGGTTTCCAGCGCGGGACAGCCAGCGGCTTCGGCTATGACAAATTCACAAGTGCGTTGTCCGGCCTTACGATTGACGGCCACGAATTGACCGGCCATTGCAGCCGCGACGGCGCGCCTAAGCCTCCAAAAGGTCGCAAGACATTCCCGCACGATGTAAAGCCGCGCAAAGGGTACTCTTTCGCCAATTATACCACTATCAGCCGTGAAACCGGCAATACGATCTACCGGGATGAATGGATCAAGCGGGCATATGAGGAACTTGGAATTGCCGACGCCAGCAACGACGAGAAGAACGCACGCTGGAATGAAGTTGCCGAAAAGGCGCACGACTTAGAAACTACGTGGCGCAAGTCGGAAGATTGTGAAGCCGGTTATTCAAGTTGCTTTCGACTCTCCGGTCTCGATTATCTGAAAGCCCTTAGTTATCGCGTCATTCAGGCAATTTAGTTCCGCCTTGCTTTTCACGTTTTAAGAGGAATTCACTATGCAGACTATTCGAGTCTATACCGGCGCCATGCCTGAAACGCCGCTCTTTTCCGTTTACCTTTGCGCCTTGCGCGGTGCGAAAGCCTTAAAGGTCCTCATTCAGGCGGAACCCGGCAAGCCGCATCGGCATGCCAGTGACAACGCCATGGCATTGGCCCTCAAAACACAAGACGCGCCAGAAAGCGCATTTGTCGCCGTCTACCATGAGAACGTAACGCCAGACGCTTCCAGCCGTTACGGCGCACCCATGGGCAGGATATCGGGCAACTTGGATCATTCCGATTATTCGCTATGGCGGGCGAAAGCAGTTCCACTCAATAGCGGCGGATATGATCGCGGCGGCGCGTACTGGGGGCTTAGACCGCGTGGGCAGCGGCTGTTTTCCGTTCAAGACGGCATGGGAAATGTTGCTTTCGTTGATGCACGCGACGGCAAAGCCGCAATCGAAATTGCCAAGGGGGAATGACGCACATGTTTGACAATTCCACCCGTGCCGCATGGGCAAGCGGTTGTATTCAAACCCATGCATTCGCCACGCGCTCACAAGGCGAGAACTCCGCAACACAAGCCCGCGACCTTGTCGGCAACGTCTGGCACTTCTTGCGGCTTGAATGCGGAATGACACCTGAAGCCGCAACCGCTCAAATTGAAATGGCGCTCGAAATGGCCCGGCAAGAATACCAGGAAGACAAGGATTGAGCCATGAAACATGTAACTTGGCATATCGCAAACTTCGCTATCACCTCATACGGCAACGGGCTGGCCTATGCCGTCACCAATGAAGCGGACGGACGCGAATTCTTTTTGCAGGGCGACGACGCCACCACATGGCGCGACCAATATGACGCAGCGGACGAGTCGAGCGACGAAACAGCCCTGCCCGCCTTCCTTCACCAAAGCATGAGCGACTACGCCACGGCGTGACGTTCCTTGAACGGCTGGCGCAATCCGGCCGTTGCGGGAATTTCACGACAAGGAGTCCCATCATGACAGAAAAACCGAAGGGTGAAGACTGGAAACAATATGTTTGCGTCAACGCCACAGCCGCCCCTTATCTAAAAGCCGGTGAAACCTATTGGCTTAGAAAGGTTCGAAACGGCTGGCTCGAGGATACCGGACTTTCGCGGTTCGCTACCTTTCGTTTTGAAGAGGTGCCCGCATGACTTATGCACTCCCTATCGGACCCGGCGCACAGATTCCCTATCGGTATCTGTCGCGCCATGTCGGCATTTTCGGCGCCACGGGCACGGGTAAAACCACGACGCTAGGAGCGATCGCGGAACGCTGCCCGTGTCCGGTTTTGGTGCTGGATGCGAAAGGCGACTTGGAGTCGCTAGGCTCATCTCTCATATGCCCGCAAATGCGCATCGATGATTTGGGGGCGGACTTGATTGCACGCGCCTTGAACCTGTCGGAAGCGCAAGCGGGCGCATTGGCTATTGCTCTTGCATGGGCTGAAGATACAGGTCGCGCCGTTGCCACGTTGCAGGACTTGCGCCAGCTCTTGAACGACGCCACACGGGCGAACCTTTCCGATTCCTATGGCCTGATATCACCTGTTTCCGTTGCTGCCGTTCAACGCGCCATGTTGCGACTCGAGCGCGGGGCGGGATGGGCTTTCGGCGGTGCACGACACGATCCAAGGGACACGGCAGGCATAACCGTTTATGCCGCGTCAGAGCTAACCCACCTGCCCGGCCTCTATGGCGCGTTTGTCGCTCATGTGCTGGATTCGCTTTACCGTGGACTCGGTGAAATTGGCGACGCTGGCACACCTGGACTCATGGTCTTGATAGATGAGGCCCATCTAGTTTTCGACGGCGCAAGCCCTGCCATTGTGCAACGTATCGAACAAATCACGCGGCTTATTCGATCCAAGGGAGTCGGCCTGATTTATGTCACGCAAGCGCCGTCCGATTTGCCGCATGTGATTAGCGGACAATTGGCGACCCGGATCCAGCACGCCTTGCGCGGGGCGACTCCAGTTCACCAAAAGGCATTGAAGGCAGCGGCTGATACCATGCCGGGCAATATCACGGCTGCCGACATTGCAGGACTCGCAACAGGGCAAGCAATCGTTTCGGTTCCGAACGCCAGCGGCGCACCAATGCCGGCTCGCAAGGTTGCCGTGTCGCGCGGCTCCAAACCGCTGCATAGCGTGGGTGTCGCGCGGCCTGCCGTTCAACTGGCAACCGTGCCGACTGTCTCGAGCGAAGCCGTCTATGCTCCGGACGTTGGACGATGGGATAGGTTGCGCGGCAAGTGGTATTTCTGGCCGTCGGCAATCGCCATTGCTTTGTACGGTTTTGCGGCGATATCTAACGCAATGAGTTAGGAGTCGGCACGGCTAGGACCAACATTGCTTTGATTGAACCCGCCCACCGTGGCGGGTTTTTTGTTGCCTGCCGCCCTGCCGCCCTGCCGCCCTGCCGCCCTGCCGCCGAGTGTGGCTATGCGTAATGTTATTACATATCAAGCGAAAATCAGACCAATCCCGTAGATTTTCAGTCGATCCGCTGGTCGAGGTCGACCTATACCCCCTCGGAGAAAATCAGACCCCGGAGAAATCTCAACAGGTGCCGGCCTCGGAGAAATCTATACGTCGGAGAAATAGAGCTTCCAGCCAAAAACCAAATCGAATACGTTGCGCGCTCGATCCGTGGACGTGGGGGTGAGGATGTTTTTGCGCAGCACTACGGTCATTTTCCTGGCGTTGAATGCGACTGCTTACGCAGCTGAGATCGATAGTGAGCAGGAGCAACAGATCAAGCAGGCTGTGAAGGGTGTCTTGAAGGATCCGGATTCCGCGCAGTTCAAGGATTTTCAGCGCGGCCGGCATCGCGGATACGCCAGCGAGGATCGCAATGCAGCGAGCTATGTGTGCGGCTTCGTGAATGCGAAGAACTCGCTTGGCGGTTATACCGGATACGCACCATTCTCCTACGACACTCGCTCAGGTGCGGTTGAAATCTACCAGGTTAACGGTTTCGGCACGTGGGAAGGTAAAACTGGAAACTGCGATTATACACTTGGGCTGCTTTGAAGGACGTCCCAGAAAAATCGGGACGTGTTCGCAAATCCACAATTGGAATAGCTATTAGTAATCGCTTATTATCCTGAGCTGCGATTGGGTTCTCTCGGTTGCATTCCAGATTGTTGTCCCATCGCAACAATAATAAAGATTTCGTCCGCACTTCAACCTTTGAGATAGCGCAATCGCTCGAAATGCGTTGGAAACATTGGAGTTCGCGTTAAACCGTTAATGATCAGCGTTACATTTTGGAATTGCATAACAATCAACAAAAAGTTGACTGGGTCGGCGTTTTGAATTACATAATTGGCATGCAAATGAGCAAAGGCGTTTGCGGAACCATAATTGTAGGTTCCCGTTTGCTCGTGGAAATGCAAGGAGAAGCATCATGGTAGCACTGCTGAAGGAAGATGGCGAGTTCACTCCCATGCCCGTCGTGCGCGACACCACCATGCTTAAGCAGTTGTTGGACTCTATGGAATCGAAAACGGCTGCTCCATCGGGACTCGTATCTGCTATTCGTACAGCTAGAATAAAGTACGCTGTCGTTTCTAAGTAAGCATTTATGTCGCAAATCGTTATCAATTTCGAGCCTCTCGATGGTCACCCGCGAGAGGCTTTTGCTTGCAAGTTTCGTCCAATCCAACATTTCTTTCGAAAACACGCTGAGGAAAATCATACTTCCTATACGCAGCGTGTTTTTGTGGCGTGCCAAGATGGCCAGAACGAACCTCTCGGTTTTTATAGCCTTACCCTTATGACGTTTCAGGCCGGCATGACGGAAGAAACTGAGAAGCGCTACAAGGAACGTCACGTTCCGACCATCTACCTTGGAGCCATTGCACGCGACAAGAACCTGTCCGATCCGGGTTTTGGAGCCCTCTTGATCGAAGATGTTTTGAAGCGTTGCCTCCTCGTGCGCGAGAACGTTGGCGTCTATGCGTTAACGCTACATGCGGCTAACAAGGAAGTCGCCGCGATTTACGAAGCTTACGGATTCATTCGATTTGCCAACGGTGAGAGCAAAGACGACATGCCCGCGATGTTCTTTCCGCTGGACAACGCTGCAGCGGCCCTAAGCGAAGCCTGACTCGTTACCACGGGAGGTAACCACCTCAGAGAAATCTCAATAAATTTCACTTCTCAGTTGACTTACGTTTAATTCGTGCAATATTGCTCACTAAACGTGAAACACAAAGGAGACGTGACTACGATGAGACGATTGATGTTTTCCGCAGCAACTGCCCTGCTTGCATCCATAGGTTCCGCTATCGACCTCGCACGCAGTCTTCCGATAGTCCCGCTGCACCGGACGGCTGATTTCCGCCGACCGAAGACTCGTCGCACCGGACGGAAGTACCCGCATTCTTCCAAACGTCAGAACACTCGTATTGCTCGTCAGCTCGCGGCTGGCCAGCTCCGCTTTACGTCCTGATTTTCAACTTTTAAGAGGAATTCGCAATGAGCATGCTTCTGTACATCTTCGCAACCAGTGCTCTGACCGCATTCCTCTTCAGCGTGCTCGTCGGTCGTTTCGAGAGGGATAAATGATGACTTTCTCCCGTGATGTCGAAATTGCGAGATTATCTCACGACCGAGCCACCGCGAATTTCGAGCTGCAATGCGTTGAAGTCGACCGCATCACTGCCGCGATCAACAGCACGGTGAGTTTACTCCTATCCCTCTCGATCACAGCGGCGGCCTCGCTTTTGGGGCTGCTATGAGACCTGAGCCCAAGACCGCCGAAGAATTGCTGGCCCACTATGCTGCTGTGCGTCGTCGCATCTACGGCGCACCGAAAGTTGTGAATATCGCCGCAAAGCCGAAGCCAGCGCCAGCGAGACCGAGCGGGCTGACATCGAAGGAACGAGTGTTGGCACTGTTTTGCCGGCGCACCGGCCTTTCGGAAGAGGTGATCGTCTCGCAAAGCACGCAGCAGCGCATCGTTCTCATTCGACAGGCCTGCTTCTACTGGATGGTGCGCAGAACCTCGTCCAGCCTCGTCGAGATCGGAAGATTCATCGGAGGCCGGGATCACACAACCGTTCGCCACGGCATTCGTCAGTACCCGGCGAAGCGCAAGGCCGTTGGCCGCAACCTCAGACCGGTGCGGAGCATACGATGACTTCCAACCGACAATTCAACCCAACAGGAGACAACATGAAGAAGCTTTTCATCGGAGCGGCGCTCGCGTTCGCTTGCATGTTCACCAGTCCCGCTGCGGCTCTCACACTTTGCACAGGTGCCGCAGACCAGCCCTACGCCGCAGCAGGTGAAATGATCCGCGCAGAAGCGAAAGGAGCAGGCCTGACCGTTGACGTTGTCAAAGACACGGGCGGCACCTGGGGCAACATCCAGCTCAGCCTTCAGGGTAAATGCGATGCGTTCGTGGGGCAGCCTGACGGACTGGCCTATCTCAAGCGCACCGAGCCTGCCAATGCCGCCAAGTTCGTACCCGTCGCCGATCTGCATCGCGAATATCTGCACGCGCTCTGCGGCAAGAACTCAGGAGTCGACGACATCGGCGACCTCGAGAGCGACCCGAAGAAGTATTCGATTGCACTCGGCGAACGTGGGTCGGGCGCTTGGCTCATCTGGCAGAACTTCATTTCGGAAGACGCTGATTATGCTCCGGTCCGTCAGACTGACGAGTCCGGTGATATTGCACTATCCTCGGTGAGCAACGAGCAGACGACCTGCACGTTGGTGCCGGCCGCGCTCGGCAACACGCTGGTTCGATCGGCCGACGAGTTCTACGGCGAGAGTCTGGCACTGGTCGGCGTCAATGACCGCGACTTCGACGACGCTGTCGATCCGCAGGGCAAGCCGCTCTACTCCTACGCGGAAATCCCGAGCAAGACCTACAAGAAGAACCTGCAGGGATGGTTCTCCGACAAGTCGACCCTGACATGGCTGGCGAAGGTCTACGTCAACAAGGACGCTGTCGCGGACCAGGCTGAACTGAAGACATTCATCCGCTCGGTCATGAAGGCGCGCGGCGGAATCGTCTCCAACTTCGGGAGCTGACCGTGGTCATCGCCATCCTCAACAATCTACCCGATCTGATCCTCGGATTCTGCTGGAGCAGCGTCCTCTTCTATGTCGGCCGGCGCTTCGAGCGCTGGAAGTCGAACTGAGCCTATTCGGTTTCCGGCAGGTCAGAGATGCCGGTTTCCCAACAGGTTCGCGGAGCAAGCGATGATCCCCGACAATCTCGTCAACGCCAAGGAATTCGACGACGTGCCACGGGGCTATCGTGGCCTCGGGCAATGCCTTCACGAGACGCATCGAGCGTACCTTTTTCAGTACTACGGCCACGAGGTTTGGATTCCGAAAAAGGTGCTCGTGAAGGCTGAAGGCGGCTTTTGGGCGCCAGCGTGGTCGATCGAGAGCAGCAAGAAACATCAATCAGGATCAACGGTAGACTATGACAAACAGAGACGAAATCTCGAAAGACGTGGATGAACTGCTGGCAGGTTGGTTTGATGGCGAACGCTATGCTGTCGACAAGAATGACATCGTCGAGCTGGTGTTGAAGCATAGCGCACAGGCTGCAGCACTGGTAATTATGGCGCTGAATCCGCCGATCGCAACACATCGTCACAAGAAGCGCGGCACGGAATACGTGTTGATCGGCGTCGGCAAAATGCAGGCTGAGAACTGGAAGTTTCCTCACACCTACCGCGACATGGGTGAAAGCGAGACCGACATGCTCTCAGTGGATATGCGCGAAGTCGCGATCTACCGCTCAATCGACGATGATTCCCTTTGGGTTCGTCCACGTGAGGAATTTGAGGACGGTCGCTTTGAAGCCCTCGGCTCGCTCCTCCCAACCGTCTGGATCATGAAAACGGTTGCCGGCGAGTTTTATCCAATCCAGCCGAGCGATAAATGCAAACCTGAGGACCATGGCAGGCTGAACGACCACGTCGTCAGCATCGAAGACCTGGAAGGCAATGTTCTTTGGAAAAGGAGCGCGCTATGAACCGCAACAAGCTACAGATTGCCGTTGCAGAAGCTCGCCGATTTATCGCACGCGCTGAAGCATTGCCGCCGCCCAAACCTTATGAGTGCGGTATCTCCACGATAATGTATGACAATTTCCCGCGTGAACAGGGTGCAATCAAACGGGCGAGCATGGACCTGACGCGGGCGCTCGCAGATTTGCGGAGACCGGAACGATGATGACCACCGAAACGCAAGCATCGGAAACGACCGTTGACGATCATCTTCGAAACCTCATTCAGCTTATGAAGCGTGGCGCGCGCCTAAAGCTATCAGATCTCCCTGACGATCCATCGTTTCTTAGCTCAAATATCGGTGGCGGTATGTCGCAGGCCATTGCCGAGCGCCTCGAAGCCGCCCTGTCCGCTGCGTACCCAGTCGATCTGCAATATCATTGCGACGTGTGCAGCGTGCCCGGATATGGTGATGCAAAATGTTCACCATTGTGCGACAGGTCGGCGGCGGCCGTTGGTGCTATGGACCGCGCTTTCGGAATGAGTGCCGCCGAAGCCCACGACCTGTTGCGGGTGAACGCAGGAGCGAAGCGCATCTACGATTGCGCGATTTCTGCCCTCTCCGCACAGGTACAGGACGCCCGCGAACCTATCCCGCAGAACAAAGAAACTCTGGATCAGGTTGCCGCAATCATGCTGCAACACGGCACGCCTGCACAGAGGGCCGAGGCTATCGCCTACGCGTCCGCCGCAGAGGTGCAGGACGTGGCGGGGTGGAAGCTTGTACCGACAGATGATGAAACCCGCTGCGTTGCAGACAGCGCATTGCCGCACGAAATGATCGAAGCCGGTATCCGCGTTCAAGAACAGGTGAACGACGACAACTGCAATTATGTCGCCGGGGAAACGACAGATTGGGATTGTGGTATGGTCGCCGTCGCCATTTACCGCGCCATGCTCGCCGCAGCACCCGCAAAGCAGGAGGACCGCATTCTCCACAAACACACAAATATCAGGAGTGGCGAATGAAGTTTCACCCTGATGTCCTGAAGGTACACGCGCAATTCGGCGGCGATTTGGAATCGATGCAAAAGTGTTACGAGCATTCCGATCTCGTCGCGGAAGTGAAGTTACTTCGGGAAGCATTGAGGCCTATGGCAGCGGTCGCGACCGATATTCCTGCTTCTTGGGATGACGACCATCAATGCGTTACCGCTTGCGGGCATTTCCGCCGCGCAGCGAGCGCCCTCGAAGAGTCAGTTTTGAGGGGAACATGCCTTGACCTTTAAGCTGACGCCGGAAGCGCAGGCGCGAGCGCAACAATACGAGGATTGGTCAAGCAGGAAACGAGGTGAAATGCGCGCGCTGTCAGACGAGAACCTGGTTGCGACTGCGAAATTCTACATGTCGCATATGGCGCCGATGCAATTCGCACCAGGTGAACCGGTCTACGACGCCACCATGTGGCACATCATCTTGCCTGAGATGATGGCCCGTGTCACCGGCAGGTAAGTTAATCCCTCGCCATCTTCCCGATGATCCAGTTGTTGTTTCCCTTGTTGCCGCACTTCATGCACCGCAGCATAGGCCTCAACTGGTTCAGGAAGACGTTGGTGCCAAAGCGCCGGATGAGTTGCTGGCGGTCCAACCACCCTTCCCGCTCACAACGGGAGCATCGTCCGCCGAACACATACCACTCCGGATACGCATTCAGCGTCGGATACAAGTCGCGACTCACCGTCCCTTCGTAGATCACGCGAAAGGAATCCGGAACGAGGTTTATGCCGCGACGGTGCTTCATGTTCTTATTTTGTTCACGTTGAATGTGACAGTCAAGAGGTGCCTCACATGAGCCCACAGAAACAGTTCTGGTTTGCTGTCGGTCGAAGTCAGAAGGTGTTCGAGGTGACTGCTCCCAGTGCATATGCAGCCAAAAGCATCATGTCGAAATTCATCGCCGACCCAAAGAATGGTTATGGGTGGAATACGCAGTTCGAACTGCTGCCCGCCTGCCCCGTGCGAAAACCGAAGAAGCTCACTTCCTGCGACTAGAATTTCACTTTTAGTGAGAATTTCTATTGACGCAATTTAATTTCACTTTTATCGTGCAATTCTGTTTAGGAGAAATCGTTTATGACTGAGATTTTGCTGGATGCCCGCACAGTCAATGTAATCTTGAAAGCGCTGAATGTGCCTGTGCGCAACGCTACCGAGGCATGCACGATCGTCCGTGTCCTCGCTCGCGATACCGGGTTGAAGCAGTCCGACGACCACGATCTGACGGGCGGAGATTATTCCCCGTTCATGGATCGTGGGGCGCTGATGAAGCGTGCTTTGCAGTCGCTGACCGACTTGGAAGACTGGTGCCATCAGAATGAGGCCCAGTGGTCCGGTTACGGCGAGATGACTGTGCCTGATGGCGCCGAACGCTGGACCGCCCAGGCGAAATTCGCGCAGGAACTCGTGAAAGACAATGTCGATCCCGGTCCCATTCCTGAGCTTTTGAAATATGAAGCGCCGCAAATCAGCGATAGCGACGGCCATCTGATCGAGGCCGTGCTACAGGCCGGCGCTCACATGCTCAACGACGACGGCACCGTTTACGCCTTCACTGAGGAGCAACTGCTTCGCTTCACCAAGTGCGCGCTCGAACGCGACTTCTCACCGCTATGGGACAAGCCGGCAGAAGGCGGTGACGCATGACCGACAGTTTCCTCGGCATTCAAACCATTCACGGTGACGAAGGGGAGCGGCGAACCCCGTACATGACGAGGGTTTGGTTTGGGAGGCTCCGCTTTCACATTTTTCATCGCGGCGATGCGGACCCCGATTGCCACGACCATCCGTGGGATTTCTGGACATTTCCGCTCACCAGCTACGTCGAAGAGGTGGCGGAGCACGTCTGGATGAGCGGCCCGCTTCCGATGCAATATCACCTCCGTCGCCACGTAGTCAGAGCTTTCCGCCTCCACTATCGACCTGCATCGCATTGTCACCGAGTTATCGGGCGATGGTCAGGGTGCGGCGAAGAAACGCAAGCCGGACGCATCTATACTCTGGTGCGGCGAGGACGATCTAATCACCATTGGGGCTTTCTTAAAAACCGCGAAGGACAATGGTGTTGGACGCCGTGGCGCGACTACATACTAGGCGGGGGAAAAACCACTCCGTGTACGCCGCGCGAAGGCGGTGATGCATGATGACCGAAGCCGACATCGCTCGTAGTGCTCGAGATATTTCCATCCATTGCAGACGTAGTCCCGCTTATCGCCAGTGGATATACGAGACCGCTGCATGGATGCGGGATGAAGTCGCGCCTGGCACACCTCTGTCCGAGTTCCGCGGCGAACTCCTCGAGCGCTTCGTCGACGACAGCATTCGCTGTTTAGTCGAAGAGACCGGTTTACGCGGCAACATGCTGTCGAGGTACGCACGATGAGGACGATTTTCATCCTCGCCGTCCTCGGTGTTGCAGCTTGGTTTCTCCTCCTGTCGACGCTGAGAATCCTTTTACTCGCGGGGGTTCTTTAAATGGCAGCCGAGAACCGCCCCAACACACTTTGGCCCGTCGGTACGAAGGTCGCCTACCTGAACGCGTACGGCCTCGAACCAGTAGATGGCACGGTCATCAAACACTACGGCGACTTCAATGTACTCGTCGAAGATGGTCTAGGCGTCCGACATTTCGGTGCAACGTGGCGGATTTCCACGGCACCTCCATCTCCTAAATCAGCAGTCGATCTGGACGACCTGATCGTCTCTACCCCTGTCAAACCGAAGCCTGTCGATATCGACGACCTGCTTGTGTGAGGAACATTGCATGACTGATTATCCAGAGAGATGGTCGCAGGTCGAAGTCACTTTCACCGACGGCACAATCGAGACTTATGAAATCAAAGCTGGTTCCAGCTTCGGCAGACATCTCGCCAAGCAGGCCGGTGAGGACAACGTTCTTACACTCCTCTGTGGCCCCAAAGTTCACTCATTTCCGCTCGCCAGTGTTCGTTCGTGGACGCTCAGCGAACTCGAAGGGAAACCGGAATGACCGCAACATCAAACCAGGGTGTTATCAAGTCGCTCGCCGTCGGACGTTCCGACATCTACCGCATGGATCCGCGCGATCTGAATGTGAAAGCCGACTGGAATTGTCGCACCATCAATTTCAATGCAGATGATCCTGAAGACTTGGCGCTGGCGGAATCCATCTCGCAGGTCGGCGTCAAACAGCCCCTCACCGTCTATACGGAAGATGGCAAGGCGTTCATCTCCGACGGACATCGCCGCCACGGTGCGACCATGTATGCGATCGAGCGCCTCAGAGCCGAAATCAAGAGCGTTCCCGTGCAAACGGAAGATCGCTATTCGAGCGAGGCTGATCGCGTTTTCAGCCAGATCGTCCGCAACTCGGGGAAACCTCTGACGCCGATCGAACAGGCGCGTGTCTTCAAGCGTCTTATCGACCTCGGCTGGACCGAGAAAGATATTCAGCAAAAGACCGGCCTCGCTCGCCAGTGGATCGTCGAGCTTCTCGAACTGCAGGCCGCGCCGGCTGCCGTCACCAATCTCGTTGCCACGGGACAGGTTGCCGCCACGCTCGCCATGTCCACGTTGAAAAAGCACGGCGGTGACGGTGCCAAGGCGGCTGGCGACCTGACGCGCGCTGTCGATAAAGCTCAGGCGGAGGGGAAAAAGCGCGCCACCGCCAAACACCTCGATGTCAGCGAGAAGCCGAAGCCCGTTCATCCCGACACCGCGCGACTGGACGCATTGCGCGAACTCGCCGGTTACGTGGAAAACGGCACGGACACTTCCGTTTCGATCTCACAGGAGGACGATGCAACGCGCGACTGGGTCGTGCGAGTGGGCAAAAACTATTGGACCGGAAACTCGTTCAGAGACGCGATCGACAGCGCCGCTGCAAGCCTAGCAAGGGAGTCGGGAGAATGACAACAATCAGCGCCAAAACCATACTCCGATCGCGCAATGTCAGTGCCCCGAACAAGGTGCTCTCGACGCTCCTGTTGCGCTATCCACGGTTCATCCATTCGGAGTTCATGACGCACCGCGTGTTCAGCCGGAATGCCGCCAGTAGCCGTGCTATCCCGGTCAAAAAGATGATCGACGACATCCTCGCCGACACCGCCATGCCGATCCATTGGGGAGCTGCACAAAAGGGGATGCAGGCTGATCAGGAGTGCGATGCAATGGTCAACATTTGGCTTCCTATTGCTGAAAGGCAGACCCGTGCATCACTCGTATCTCGCGAAAATGCTTGGCTCAGCGCTCGCGATCACGCCATTGAAGTTGCACTCGAATTCAACTCGGCCGGCTACCACAAGCAGGTAATTAATCGTCTTCTCGAGCCGTTCCTGCATATCACGGTACTGGTGTCGTCGACTGAGTGGGACAACTTTCTCGAGCTTCGCGATCACAAGGATGCCGAGCCTCACATTCAGATGCTGGCTCGCGAAATCCGGAAGTGCCTCGAAGACGAGTCCGCGGTGCAGACGCTCGAACCTGGTCAATGGCATCTGCCTTTTGTCAGCGAGTGGGAGAAATCCGAAATCGTCAAGGAAGCTACGGGCACAACATGGCAAGAACCTTGGGGGGACGCTGAAAGGCTTTCACTGATCAAGCTCTCTGTCGCCCGCTGCGCCAGCACGTCCTACAAGACGACGGACGGCTTCGACATGACGCTCGAACGCGCCGTGGCGATCTACGACAAGCTGCACAGCAAGCCTTTCCATGCCAGTCCGTTCGAGCATGTCGCGCAAGCTGATGATTTCGAAGACTTGGCTTACCATTTTGAGCGACCGGCATTCAAAACCGCGGCTTGCTGGAAGCACAGCGAAGAACACGGCAATTTCGTCGGCTTCCGCCAGCTTCGTCGTCAATTGGAGCTTCGGACGTGATCGACTTCCATCGCCTCAACCGCAACCTTCACATCATCCTCGACTGCGACGACGTGCTCTTAGACTGGCTCGACGGCTTCAAGAACTTCGTATCTGCCGTTGAGTGCCGGCCGATCGAAGGTCTACCATCTTCGTGGGACATGAGCACGTGGCTCGGGTTAACTCCCTCGGCTTCTCGTGAGATGATCGCCCAATTCAACCACAGCTCCCGTTTCGCCTCGCTCAAAGCGTGCCCGAACGTCGTTGAAAATCTCACCATACTCAAAGACATGGGTCACCGTCTCACGGTGCTCACCAGTTGCTCTGACAGCGCAGTTGTCGTTGCGCGGCGGAAGATCAATCTCGAGCAGATCTTCGGCGACATATTCGAGCAGGTGATCTGCCTCCCACTCGGCGAAAGCAAGAAGAAGTGGCTCGGGATCCTTGAACGCGGGCTGTGGATCGAAGACAACTATGGTCACGCGGTCTCAGGTCATGACTGCGGACACAAGTCGTTTATGGTTCGACGATCACACAATCGATCCCACGAAAAACCGGGCGATCCTCTCGTCACATGGATCGACGATCTGCGGCCAATAGTTTCACTTTTATCTTGACTTTCACTTTAAAGGTGGAATTATGAACGAAGGTAAAGGCACGCTTTGGGAGTCGTCCTGCCAGGGGAAAGAGCAGTTCACCGCAAATGTAGTCGCGTCGGTTCGGAAACGTTATCCGAAGGCAACTCCCTACAAATGTAAGTTCTGCGGCTTTTTCCATCTCGGCCGGCGCACAGTTAAACGCAAGATAAGGAACAAATGGAAATGACAGACTTAAACCTGCTTGCCGCCGAAATCCACGCCGCCAATGAGCGCTGGTGGCGCAACCCCGCAACAGCCGAGCGCCTCGATCGCAATAAGGGTGAAATGCTGATGCTGGTCGTCAGCGAACTTTCCGAAGCCATGGAAGGTGAACGGAAAGACCTGATGGACGACCACTTGTCTCATCGCAAAATGGCAGAGGTTGAACTTGCAGACGCCAAGATCAGGCTTTTCGATTTTGCGGGCGGCTGCGGATATAAGCTCCTTCATCCGCAAGGGCTTGCCATCGATCTTAGCGACAACCGGGCCGAAGCGCTGTTTGCGATCACCCGCCTCGTGACAGGTGTGGGCAATTTGATAGAGTCGAACTGGAATGTCCGCACGGGCATCGAAATCACGCGCGTCCTCGCGACGATCGATGCTTACGCTGCCAAGTTCGGCTACGATGTCGACGGCGCCATGGTCGAAAAGCGCGCCTATAATCTCGTGCGCGCTGACCACAAGGATGAGGCCCGGCTGGCTGCCAATGGCAAGAAGTGGTGATCATTCATGGCACTTGTCGAGATCACGAAAACCACCAGCGTCAACCCGCATTTAGTGCAGAGCGTTCAGTGCTATTACGACTCCAGTTGCGTGGGCGTCCGTATGCACGATGGACGAGAGTACAGCGTACAGCCGATTCATAACGAAACCACTTGGGAGGCTTATGATCGTGTTCGTGCGTCTTTGGGCTACGAGGTGAAGCCGTGAGCACCAAGGAAACAAACCCCAAGGACGGAATCGGCATCAAGAAATGGCGCCAGTTCGCCACGCTCCCGATGACCGTCATGTGCGAAGTCGGCGTTGCTATGCTGGAAGGCGCAGCAAAATATGGTCGGCATAATTATCGCGTCTCTGGCGTCAAAGCCTCGGTTTATGTCGACGCTGCTGTCGGTCACATCATGCAGTGGTGGGAAGGAGAGGACATCGATGCCGACAGCCAGCTCTCCCACATCACCAAAGCGATCAGCAGTCTCATCGTTCTGCGTGATGCGATGATCCAGAAGCAGTTGAACGACGACCGGCCGCCTAAAGCGAACCTGGACGCTGTTCGCGACGAGCTTCAGCGCGTCGTTGACACGATGTTCGAGAAGTACCCGGAAGGCGTCGCCCCGTACACCGAGAGCGGGAAGAACCATCTTAGACCCACCCATCTGACTGACGCGACATCGTTCGTTGCAGGTGGACTGGTGGACAAACCGGTTCGTTCTTGACGCGTCTTTATTTCACGTTTAACGTGACTTTCAATTATTAGGAGAGAGAATGTCAATCGGACATAATAGCGGCGAAACGACGGAAACAGTAGCCGCAGCGGAGCTTCGCCAGTTTGTCGAACGTGTCGAGCGTCTCGAAGAAGAAAAGGCGGCAATCCAGGACGACATCAAGGATGTCATGGGTGAGGCGAAGGGCCGCGGCTACGACACCAAGGCGATCCGCACCATCATCCGCCTGCGCAAGAAGGACGCCAACGAGCGCATCGAAGAAGAAACCATCTTGCAGACCTACATGGCCGCGCTCGGCATGACGATGCTCGATCCCTGATCCCAAAAACGGAGACTTGAAATGAAACTCGGCGAACTGCGCGGTGCGATCCGCAAGACGAAGGGTAGCCCCTTCACCATCGTGACCATCGGCGGCGAGGCTGTTACGCTTGTGCTGCAAAAGACCCCTCTCCTCGAAGAACTGGACCGCGTGTTTCCGGGTGGCAAGGCTACCGAAACCGGCCTGACGTTCGACGCAGCCGATGGCAAGCTGGAAGGCTTTGACACTGCTGGCGCTGCAACGGCCACCGAGGTTGTTGTCGATGATGACATCAACCTCGACATTAGCGATATCGCACACGGAACACTGGTTGTCTCCGATGCAATTCTGCGTAACGCAGATCCAGACGACCTTTTGGTGTGAACCATGGCCGCCAGCGACAACTATATCCAAGTTGCGTTCCTGCGCGGCCAACTCGACGCCGCTTACGACGCGATCGCCTGCCTGTGGGCGATCTCTCAGGACACATCGCAGACTAACGCCCAACATGCCGCCGATCTCGATCAAGCGATCTTCGAAGCCATCAAGCTGCTTCCGCCGAGCCATCGAACGAACGACATGCCGGCCTTCGTTGCACCCGCCAACCCACCAGAGGAAGAGTTGCTCGTATGACCGAGGAAATGTCTCTCGAAGACCTTATCGACCTCGCCATGTCCAACGGTGATTGGCACTCGATCCGCATCTTCAACGGCAAAATGAGCGGCGGCGGCAACACGGTCAGCATGGGGCGCGACCACAGCAGCTTCGTTGTCGACCAGCTCGTTCCCGAAGCCTCGCCATCGCAAAAACTGCGACACGTTTTGCTTCAGGTTCTGAAAGCCACGCCAGCGGCCGGCTCCTCCGACGATCTTCTGGTCTGAAAGTATTCCTATGACGAGCATCACCCTGCATCCTGGCGACAACCGCGCCTCGTTACGACGCCTGATTGCAAGGGGCGTGCGCGTCCATTCTGTAGTGACAGATCCTCCCTATGGACTGGTGTCCATCCAGAAGCGTTTCGGGAAGGAAGGCGCGGCCCCTGCCCGCCGCGAGAAGAACGACGGCAGCTTTGCTCGGCTGTCAGGTGGCTTCATGGGGCGCAAGTGGGACGGCACCGGCATCGAGCGCGACCCGGAATTCTGGAAGCTGATCTACGACATCCTCTTACCTGGCGGATACGTTTTTGCTTTCAGCGGCAGTCGCACCGGACACTGGCAGGCTTGCGCGATGGAAATGGCTGGCTTCGTCATGCACCCGATGCACGGATGGTGCTTCGGCAGCGGATTTCCGAAGGCGAGCAACGCTGAACGGGCGATAGACGCTCATAGATGTGTCCGGCCAGGTCGTCACTACGAGTCCGCGCTTCCAAGGGATCCGCGACCGGATGATCACGTTTGCGACTCATGTGAGGAAGGTGATTATTGGGAAGGATGGGGTTACGGCACACAGACACAGAAGCCTGCGCTCGAACCGATTTACCTTGGGCAGAAACCATTTAGCGAGAAGAATGGCGCCGCCAACCTCCTGAAACATGGAGTTGGTGCGATGAACATCGATGGATGCCGCGTGAACGGTCGGAACGGTCGTCACCCGTCCAATTTAATCCTCGATGGATCGCCTGACGTGGTTGCGTTGTTTCCTTATACAAAAAGTGGCTCACCGGGTGTTATGCGGAAAGGTGTGAATGACGGTGCTTGTTATGGTGCAGAGTCGCGAGCTGCCGGAACACAGATGACCGGTTTCGGTGACGAAGGTTCTGCTGCTCGTTTCTTTCACCAATTTCCACTTACCGACGAAGATTATGCGCACGCGATAGCGGCAGGTGTGATCGGCGAAGACCGTGGCGCCCCCCTCATCTACCACGGCAAGGCGGGGAAGCTCGACCGCGCTGGCGGTGCTCATCCCACTGTAAAACCCATCGCCCTCATGCAGAACCTGATCCGCCACATTACGCCTCCGGGCGGCATCGTGCTCGATCCATTCGCTGGCTCCGGAACAACTGCGGAGGCTGCGCGCCGTGAAGGCTTTGACTGTATCCTCATGGAAGCGGAAACTGAGTACGTCGAATTTTTAGAACGCAGGTTTCCAGAAATTAACGAACACAACCAAAAAATGTTGCTTTCCGATGAACAACTTGGCGATTATTCGTTCACGGTATGTTCCATTTCTAAAAGAAAAGGATTAAATTCCTACCTGTCAGATTTGATCGGTGAAAACGTCGACCTGAGCGACCTAATGTGAGAGTGAGAAAATGAGTATTGTGAGTTTTGATCAGCTTCCCTTCGTCGTCACGGTAGCGGGACGTTTGCAACCATGGACACCCTTCCGGACGAATGATTACCAGGTGGATTGCAACACTGGGCGCTTATATTTCTCGCAGCTCCACTCGCTTATGACCGCCACAGACAACCCCGTTCACTTATCGCGCGTTTTACAGGCGCAGGTCGAGGTTGGCCGTTGGGAGGGAATCGAGATCGGCTTCGCTCAGGCGATGAGTGAAGCCTTGCTGGCGAATTGAATCTGGCTCTTCCATCACCGAAAATTAGGCCTGTGGTCGCACCAGTCCAAGACGTGGCACAGCACCGTCGATGATAACGCACCGTTGCAGCCAGTTGACATCGGCAGTGGGCGCGGCTGCGCCGCCAAATGCCGGCGCAAATCCATATGACGAATTGGCGTCATCGTTGATGGGATCGCATGGAATGGAGCCGTAAACGATTGGCATCCATCCGCCTGCGCCAGATAGTGCTCCCCACATGAGACCTCCGCCAGTGTAGGTTCTCAGACCACTGTTAGCCCTCGTCACGAAACTGGTGACCGGGGTGCGCTGCAAGGGATTAGCCTTGGCGAGCATGATTGCTGTGACGTTTTTGCCGGCCATTGACGCACGCTCGGTGGCGTCGAAAGAGTTCTGCAACTTGGAAAAATGGCCGTTGGCATCGGCTGGCTTGCATCTCGCTGAATAGGCCGCACCCGTCCCGAGAAAGATGTTTTCGGGGTCTGTATCTTTGGTGACTGTGTGGCTGGCAACGTTGCTAAAATTCACAGGGGCCGCGCCGGTCCAGTTTAAAAGGTCTCCGTTTACGAACAGGTTTGTCGCAATCGGCAATTCCATCCAGCTAACCGTCGAGAATAGAGCCCTCTTTGTTTTCTTGAACGTCGCCATGAGCGCATCCGCAACTTTTTGAGCCCCGTCCGAATTGGCTTGAGTGTCGGATGGATGAACAACGGGAGCCCCCTCCCCAGTCCGATAGAGATTTGCTGTTTTTCCCGCATCGACGAAGAGCTTGTGGCTGTCGACGACGGTTAAGGTTGGGAAAACGGAGGCTACGCCCCGTATCGCATCATAAACCTTGTCGTATCCGGCTGTGTCTCTCCACGGATTTTGCGTCGTCATTACCTGGGCGACGCCTTGCCACTGCCAACTGATCAGACCGATAATCGACCAGATGAGACCGCGCCCAATAGCGAGGTCTCCACCTGGCGTTTCAAACGTCGACATATTGTGCCCGTGGTGAGTGATGGCAACGTCGGGTTTCGGAATCGCGTCGATCGCAGCCGGCTTGCGAGAGGTCTCAAACATACATCCTGCGACCTGCCCCGGCAGCGCAGCCAAATAGACCGACATTGTTCCGCGCGTACCCGTCCGCAGCGTGACAGGCGCGGAATACTGCTTCGGCCCTGTTGGCGCGCTGGTGACCCACTCCGCCCAACGATACATGACAACCGTGTAATCGTAGAGATTGCCGAGGGCGACGGCGAACTTGTAATAGGGTCCGTATTCGGAATAGGCAGTGCTGTCCCCATTCACAAACATGACAGCGTTCTGGCCGCCCTCTAACTTTTGAAGTAATGGGCCGAACGCTGTATCGATCCGAGGCGAAATGATGGGCGAGGCTGCGGCCCCGACGGGCGAAAGCGAGATTCCTAACATCGACTGACCTTTCTAAGTGCGCCTAGCCAGCTCCCGCTGGATCCGGAGTTCTTCTCTTATGCGATCCATTTCAATAGCCATGTGCGACCAGTGGCGGCCTGAATCCTTCATCGTCTCGATCATCTCCAACACAGCGGCGGTATGGGCCTCGAGAGCTTTCGTCGCGTTGTTGAGTGCGGTGGGATCGACGATGACAGCAGCCACCTGGGCCGACGACTGGCTCTTCTGCGGTGAAGCGTTGGTGCCGGCCGAAATTCCGAAGTGACGAACCGCGAAAATGACCGCCAGCGTCGCTCCAAAAACCACGAGCGCGAGCGGGGGAAGTTCAGTCAGTTTTTCCATTGCGAACCTCTCCCTGATCATGCGCAGCACGATGGATGTTGACCAGCTCACTCACAGCAAAGAGCGGATAGATGGAAATCCACGTACTGATGACCCCGGAAGATGCAAAAGCGTAAGCTATGCCTGACCAGATCACGCACCCGGCTGCTGCCGAAAACTGCCGTATCTGTGGTGTGACGTTTTTCTTGGCGCCGTTGATCACGAGGCCGATGACGCGGAGACATCCGACGACAAACATGATCCAGCCGAGGAAGTCTTCTGACGGTACAATTTCGTTAAAACCTTGGAAGGCCGGCTGATTGAAGGTTTGGGAGGGAAGAAGCAGCACCCATCCGAATGCGATAAGGTGGCCCGCCATGAACCATTCCATCATGCGCGGCCCGAAGCGATGCTGTATCCTCACCCACATTCCGGTGCCTTGATACCCTGGTTCCATTCCGGCTCCCCTGCCCTTACTTTCGGCAGGCAGCGTCTTGGCTGCACTGGCGGTTGTTGGAATAGATCGCGGGACCGGCTGTCGGATCCTGTGAGGCGAGCCGTGCGGCTTCAGCATCGGAGAAGCTGATATGTTGATACCCGCTACCGTTCATCGCAGGTGCTGTCTGGCAGCCCACTATCGCGCACGATAGCAAGGCAACGCTCGCGAGACGGAAGCTTGCGGAACGAAGCATCGTTTTTCTCCATTTTGGTGATACGACCGAGGGCTTCTTTCGCAGCCTCGACCTTTGCCGACTCCCGCTCCCGGAACGTGCCATAGCTGCACGCAGGAACGGCCATCAGGGCTGCGCCAGCGACGGCGCCGATACCGATCTTGAAGTAGTCGGTGAGACCGAACATTAGCATGATCTCCAAACGCCGTCGGTGAGGAACCCATGCCAGTGACCGACATGATGGACACTCGGGAGAAGGGTCGGCTTCTCTCGGTCGCCGTTCCATTCCCAGGAAGGCGACGGGTGTGGACGGAAATTCAGCGCACCGGTTCGACCGCAACCACACGGACACGAGTAAACCATCCCGGCGATCTTCTCGTCGCGATCGACGAAGAACTCGAAGGCGCCTGCTTTGGCTTTAACGTCTTCGATATCCTCGCAATAGGTGGCCTCGACAGGTTCCGTTCTCACTTCAGCCATCAGGCCATCTCCCTCACCTGCTCGGAAACGGCTTTCGCATCGGCCTTCTTCCGCCAAAGCAGAAAAGCGCCAGCGAGACCGAGTGCGACCAGGATGATGGCAAGGTTCTGCCAAGGGATGCTACCAACGGCAGCAAGCGACGAGGTGACCGTGCCACCAGTGAAGGCCGGAACAAGAACTTCCTTCGACTTCCACCAGGGTGCATCGAGACTGGGAGGTGTAACCGCGACCGGCTTTTCCTCGGTGACCGGTGCGGCCTTCACCTGCAATGTCTGTGTCTGTGGTGAAAGGTCGACGAGCATGAGATGAATTGCAGAACGTGTCTGTGGTCCATCAAGTCCGTCGAGCCTGCCCTTGTAGTAACCTGCTTTCTGCCCGGCATTTTGGAGACCGATGATATCAGTGACCTTGAAACCGAGCACTGCGAGTCCTAGTCGCGTGTAATAGTCCAAGCGATCCGCGTAGCCGTTCAGCCCACCGTTGATACGGCGGGTGATCATTTCCATGTCGTTGCGATCGGCGTATCGGTTGAGGCTTTTCTTGTCAGGATTGCCTTCGTCCCAGTACCAGATTGCAGAGAGGCCTTCCCACGGGTCCGTGTTGATCAGATCGGGATTTCGGACGAAGTCGGGAGGATTGAGACCTTTCCGTTTGCACCACTCGTAGAAGGCGCGAATGTTATAACCGCCAGTCACCTGGATCGGCCCGCGACCACGGTTCTTATACCCGTCCCCGTCTTTTGCAGGAGTGTTGCCGAGATCAGTGCGCGTGTCGTAGCGCTCTTGAGCGGGCGTCGGTCCCCAAATCTCCCGATCATAACGGAACGACCCGCTCTCATGCATCAGCTCTGCAAGATACGGAACAGCGCGATGCGGGAGATTGAGGCCGACGCCTGCGCCATATTTCGAAAGCGCCATCATGACAGAATTCAGGTTGCTTTCGTCAACGCGCCCCTTTGCTGCGGCACGGACCTGAACTGCGGACACTGCTGTCATGATATATTCCTCGGGAACGAATGTGGACCCGATGAGAATTACACAACATTATTCAAAATTACAACTTTTATGAGGAATTCTGGGGATGATCAAGTGGCTGGTCGTCGCCGGCTTCGAGTTCCTGAAGACGCTTCAGCAGTTCATCGCGTTGCGATGTCACGATCATCAGGTCTTCGGCCAGTTTGTCGACGCTGTTGGCATGCGCCTTGTTCTGCGCTTGAAGGAACGCGAGCTGATTTTCGAGCGAGTTGGCGTAGGATGACATTTGGACAGCCTCTTGTTTAAGGTTGCGATGGCGCAAGGATTTGTGCCGCACGTTCTTCTCCGAAAAGCGCTGTGGCGATCTGTATCAAGAGCGGCCAAAGTTCATGGTCGCTGCGGTATGAGTTGGCGGACTCAAAAATTCTTCGAATCCTCACCGGTTGTTCGGCCATCTGCGCAAGAACCTCTTCCGCCTCTGGGTTGGTCATTCGCGTCCACAGATCAACCTGATAAACGACAACAACTGGTTCAGGAATTGGGTCCGGGGTCGGAGGTGGTTCTCCCATCTCTTCATCGGTCAGTGTGACTTCGATAAATTCTCCGGACTCAGCGTCAAAAACGATGCCGTTATTCATCCCCTTATTCCTTCTAAGAAAAGTGTGCCAAACTGGAAGCTCGGACCTCCGGTTATGTAACGAAGAGCGTTCTGCGCTGTAGCCCGAGAATGAGCGTTTGCCATCGTCCTGACGTATCGTGCGCTTGTGGTGCTAAGCCGCGCCATGTGAACGGAAGCCGCATTTCTAGCCTTGTTAAAATTATGAATTGTCCCGTCCGATACGAAAGGCCAACCAGTGTCCCCACCGTGGTCTCCGAATGGCAACCATGTTGAACTTACTTCGCCTACATCTCCAACGGCGGAACCTGGATTAAGGTCAAATCTACCGTCGAGATATGTAGCTCTAAATTCGGTCGCTGAGGCGTTGAACGTTGCGCCATTGTCCTCAGAAAATCTTAGCCCAGTCGAACCAGCCGCATTTAGGACTCCGAACACTGATATTTTTAACGATAGAAAAGCTCCAAGACCTATCACGTCCACAAACGTTTTCCCGGCAAGGTCGAACGCGCCGATGAATTCCCAACCGCCAAGAATCTGCCTACCTTGAGCCGCCGTAAGCCTTTCTACGGCACCCGTACCGGCCGACACTCGACCAAGCAGCGCAGGGCTTCCGATTGTTGCTGGACCCAAGTTTCCGGAGGAATCAGAAAATTGCGCCAGATCGCCTGCAACAGTTGTTCCGGGCACGGAATTTTCTATCCGAGCCCAAGCACTGAACGTAAAAGGGTCTGTTCCTGAACTTCTGGTCCCGACGCGTCTGTAGGTAAACCCAAGGGTGGCAGTGATATAGCTTCTGTATATCTGCGTAATGCCCGTTTGATATCGCGTGTAAACTTCTAGAGTTCCCGCGTGTGTAGCCGGGTTTCCATGTGGTCCATTGGCGTATGAGCCTGTCGTCGTGTATAGGCCGCCGACCGTTATTGTGTCGAAATCGCCATCCGAAAGACCGACGCCAGCAGCAGATGGAACGGGAGGATTTCCACCGAACACTGGTCCAAGGGCGGAAAGTGCCTCCGTGACCATTAACTGGCTGATGGCTTGACCACTTGTACCTGCGAATCCCGCGATTGATCGACTTGTTACAGCGGCTCCAGGACCAGAAACGTCACCGTAGGTGCGGCGATACCACGCGCTCCAAACGTCATTTACTAGCTGGCGCTCAAAAAAAATGTTGTTTGCTGGATTTGAAATACCAAGCGCGGTTAGACGCTGCACACAATAGGTAGACGACTGAGCAATAACCTCCCCGACGAATGAGTACGGCTGCACAGGAGTGTTAACCGTAGTCGATCCACCAAAATAGAAGCCGCTTGCCTTGGCGTCATTCCAGTCAGAAGTGAATGTTGGGAATTCCCTTAGGCGTGCAGGAAGTGCGGTGTCCGCAACCACCCCCGCACTATCAGCCGCAGCCAGACGCGACCAAGAACCCCACGATCCGGAAACCCTAATCCTGTACCAAACATCGGGATTAGCCACGGAAGTTCTTGTGTAAGTCTGAACGCCTGTGCCTGATGTGCTGTACATTTTGGCGTCAAGAACTCCAGCGGCAGCAACTGGAATGCCAGTCGTTGACGCTGATACAGAATAAACGCCCGTTTCAAGAACGGCGTTAGCATCGGTGACCGGAGTCGACAACGCCCTCAATCGCGTCGGTAACTGCGAGTTGAAAATCTCACCGAAGTTTATCTTGACGAAATCAGCAATCTGCTGCGCCGTCACCTTGCGGCTGTTCCCGTCCTGGACACCGTGGAAGAGCGCGGCAGCGAGCAACGCGCTGATTGCCGGCAAGGCTCCTAGTTCTTTGTCAGCCATCAATTATCTCCTGAAAGTAGAATGCGTCCGCTCTGGTCGCCCGACAGGCGGAGATAGCCGCTCTGGTCGCCCGACATCCTGATTGCGTCGCGTGGTGTGATTTGAACTGCCAACGTGTGAGCCTGCAGCGAGCGATAGCCGTCACGCTCGGCAGCTACGCTGATCGTCGAGTCGACGTTGGTCCCAAGGTCGGCCAACGGAATCGTAAATGAGTTGCCTGTGAGCCCTGCGTAGCTCGTGATCAAAACACCTGCTGGCGTTCGCACGTCGATGCGCGTCGTCTGGCCCGCTTCGCCACCAACGTCAGCTTCATTCCATTTGAGAGCCTGCGTGGATTCGAGGATGCGATTTCTGTTCGCCCACGTCACCTGAAGCTGTGACGCCGACGTGGCGTTCACGGCGCCAAAACTTACCCCGTTGATCTTTACGTTCGCTGGACGGTTCGGACGATACGGACGCGGGGAGATTGAGATGTTCAGTTGCGGTGCGTTCTCGAGCGGAAGCGCTCCCGCCGTGGTCCTGGTGAGCAGCCAATATGACGTGCTCTCGAACACCGAACGCACCGTTGGATCAACGACGATTGCGTCGGCAGGGATGATGAAGCAGCGCGTACCCACGGGCCACGCCTTCGGAACAGTGTCGAGCATGCCACGGTTCAACAGATAACCGAGCGCGTCAGCATTCTGCACCGTGCAGATTTCCGTGTATTCGTCGTTGCCTGTGCCGATGAGGATGAAATCGCCCGCGGATGGCACACCGCCACGTAGCCCCGGCAACGTGGTCAACTGGCTTTGTGACTCGGCGACGAGCGGCGTCGTGACCGCAAACGTGCCGAAGAACGGTCGGGTGCCGATCGATGCCCGTTTCGTCGTGCCGTTCACGTCGGTGACATAGGTCACGAGATCGTAATTCACGTCGTCATCACTGTCGGCACCGACAGTGACAGCCGCCAGTGCTTCCGGATATTCAAGTTCCGAGGGATCGTTGAGCTTCAGGGCTGCTGCGGCCATAAAGGCCGGAGCCGTGCCAATCTGGTAAAAAGATGCCGGTGTAGGCGGCTGAGATGGATTGACCCATGAAGTGTCATCTGACTCGAGATAGCTGGCGAGATCCAGACCGAAGATGTCCTCATACAGATCAAGCGTGACAACGTTGGCGTCTTTCTGAACCTCGGAGACGCGGAAGACGATACGCTCAATGTCGTATTCGGGCCACGACAACACGACGACATCACTGCTCACCGAGTCCCAAAACTGGCGCGTGACCTGTGCTTGGCAGGTGGCGATCGGGTTGACAGACGCGGCAAGGTCGCGTTCGGCTACATACTGCGCCGCAGCTTTCGAAGTGAAACCGTAGTAGTTTCTGGACGAGGTGACGATCCCGCCTTCGGCCGCGATGGCCGCAAGATCCTGAACCGCGATCGTCTCTGTTTTACCGGTCTCGGCATTCGTCATCGTGACGACGATTTCGTTTGCCAGTTCACCCCATGCCTTGCGAGCGAAATTCGAGAGATCGGCGTTACTCGGATCGACGACAGGTAGAAGGTCGACATCATAGTCACCACGTAGTGGCTTGATGGTGTGCTTACCCGTCGACGGCTTGACGAAAACAGCAGCCTGCACGTGATTACAGACTTCGCCGATGAACTTTTGAATCTCGCTCTGACGCGTCCAGACGAGGCTCATTCCGAGCTTTTCGCCGTGGAAGAGTTGGGCGGCAGCTTCAAACGAAGCCTTGTCGATCACCCCTTCCGACTCCCCCATCCCCCAGTCCTGGTTCGTCAGGCACTCGTAAATGATGTGCGCAGGATTGGCTGCATATTGAGCGTTTCCGAGAGAATCGTTGTCGACCTGAATTAGTGCTATCGCCGGATTGAGACCCACAGGAGCGCGCCGCACCCGGAACGAAAATGCTCGCAGATATGGATTGTTGGCGGCGAGATAGAAGCCGCGTTTGAAAGCCGACGGCTGGTTGTTAAGCGCGCTCACAAGCCCCTGATAGGCACCTTCCCAAACGTCGGCGACGCCGGTCAAAAAGACGCTGGCGAAACCTCTGAAACCGGGGCAAGTCTCGCTGGTCAAGCCAAGTCGCGCTGCAAGCGATTGCGGCATCACCTGTGTTGCTTTGCCTGGTAGCCACCAGAGAAGGCCCTTGACGCCGCCCTCCTTCTTCACGTCGCCGAACAGGTCGGGACGGTTCACAGCGACCGTGTCTTGATCCACCAGTCCGCCGCGCCAGATTTCTTTTCCATTGTATTTCGCTGCGACGAGGGTGATCCCATCACCGTATGCGCAAATGCCCATATGAAGACCCATCGTGTATTCGTGGATCTCAACTTTACCTTCGCCTTTACCGCTTGAGCCCATGTCAGGATGACCTCGCCCTGATGGCGTCCAGGACGCGGTCTAACTGCGCGTCGAATCCTTTGCCGCGTAGCTCAGATGCGCGCGCACCGTGCTCGAGGAAATAAGCGAAATCTCCGCCTCCCGTGGCGAACGCCTTTCGAACCCCGTGCACGCAAAAGAATGGGCGCATGTCACTGATCGTAACGACTGGGTCCCATTCGCTCACGATGAGACCTTTCTGCTCGTGGTCGCCTTGTCGCCCCACCAAAGGATGTTCGGGGCGACATCCAGTTCCCCGAACACGACCGGGATAGGCCGGCTTTCGGCCGTCGGCTCATCCATGTCGGTCACTTCTTCGGGCTGCGATGTCGCGGCCTTCGGCATCATGAGATAGCCGATCACCATCGACCCGACGCCAATCAGAAGCTGAACCAGCAATGATGCTAGAAAAGGAAGGGGCATGGCTCACTTTTCGTGTATTTCACGTTTAGTGAGTAATTCTAGTAGAATTGGTTCTTGGAGGAAAGGGGATTCTCAAGGGGGATGAACGGTTGACCGCCATAGTTCAAAATGTTGCCATGCTGGTGACAGCCGCTCATCTGGCGATTGCACCCTCGTATGACGGAGAGCGGAGTGCCTACCGCCAAGCCACGGGCAACACCGCGGATCACAATGACACTTGTTCCGCTGTCGTTCAGCACACCAGCAATGGTACGAAGTTCCCGAACGCCGGTATCAGAATTGATCCATTCGAGCAGCCCTCCGACGTATAAACCGAACTGCGCCCCCAACCATGCATCGACCATAATTCTGTTTCGAGACACACTCGCGACCGCCCTGGTAACCGTTGCTGCGGCTCGGTTAGCCTTACATTGAGGGCCGTATAGAACATGGGGGCAACCGATCTGATAGTTCCGCCGCAGCCCCGGTCGCTTAAGTGAAGTCGACACCGGTTGGCAGGAAAGCTCCATCTCGTTTTTCTTATAGGTGCTGCCGAGAATCCGACCGAGCCACAGCGCCGGGAAATTCTCCTCCGTCACCGGATCGCCGACATGCCCCTCAAAGATAGTCAAGTTCACCACTTGTGACGGCGGATAGGCCAAGAAAAGCTGATCGATTTCACTGCCTAGTGACATGGTTACCGTGACATCGGATTTGTCCAGTGTGCCATCGTGCGAAAGCGTGCTGTTTTTGATCGGCCAAGGGTGAAACGGAAGGATGATATCCTGACCCAGTTCATCGGTGCCGATTTTTCGATTGATAATCTCTTCACCGTTGTTGAAACCGAATGGGCCGATCTGCTCCGCCCCATCTGAATTCTCTGCACCTTGAATGAGATACAGGGAGACTGGTGTGCCGCTATAACGGCTGATTTCATGTTGGTCGAATGACATTGGCTAAAGTCCTCGTTCACCGCTTGAAAGCTTGCGCGACGATAATTTTGTTGCTGACGAGGACACCCGCAACATCGGGTGCTTCGAAACGAAAACTAGTTTGGGCACGATTGGCTGGTGGTGTGTAGAGATAGGTCCGAGAAGCCGGTACGGTCGTGCCGCTCGCATTCTGAATTCGGAAAGTCTCAACTCTGTTGCCGTCGCTATCGATCCAGAATTCATAGATGGTGTAATTCGTCGAATTGGTGGGTGTTTGAACCACGCAAGACGTGTCGATCTTGATTGTAGGGGACCCAAGTCCATGGTTGATCGTAAGCGAATTCCCACCAGTCGCCACTGCCGTTACGGCGCCCGCTTGAATATTTGACGTTCCAACGGTCAGTCTGGAGATATTCGCGTCGCCGATATCCACATACCCCAAAACGGCAGATATTGCCGAAAGCGAACCTACGTTCATCTTGTTCGCGGTCACAGCACCTGCAGCGAGTTTATCTGTCGAGATGATACCAGCGGCGATGTGCTGTGCCTGAATTTCATTGGCTGCAATATGCTGCGCCCGGATAGCGTTAGCGGCGACTTGGTCAACCCCGATTGTCCCGGTCTTGATCCCCTGCCCGTCAATGATTGTGCGACCGTAGTCTGTCGTGAGATTGAGGCCGCCGTTATATGTAGCAAGGACGATATTGTTCGAGGAAAATGCGGTGGACGCGAGCGTTGTCGACGACAGCGAAGTCGCGCCTTTGGCCCAGTAAATATAAATGACAGAGTCGGTCCATAGTGCGCCGATCGGGTTTTCCGAGATCGTAACGGTTACAGTCACCCCTTCGTCGTTGATGTAGGTGATGGTGCCGCCTGTCCAACTGACGCGGTTTGCTGTCGGCGTGTTGCCGGAAAAAGCGATTCCAGCGCTGGAAACGCCCCGCGCACCGATCTCCAGTGAATTGGCTTTCACCGAGTTGGTGGACAGGTTGCCGCCATCAATCTTCGTGCTGTCCCCGCCTGACCGCCAGTCTGCGAGGGACGTTCCACCAGAAATCAAAATCTTGCCGGGGTCGATCTGTGTCACGGCCTGATTGATACGGGCGGCAGGATCGTTGGAGTTGGAGGCAACAGTGCCAAGGGCCTGACCGCTCACGGTTATGGATGCAGCGAGGGCTGTGCCAGCGATAAGCTTCGCGGCACTTAATTCGACAATGTGGGCGTTTTCAATGATGGCTGCGGCAATCTGCGCTGAGCCTGTGATAACCGCCTGATCGACCACAAGCTGGTTAGCGCCGATAGTCTGAGCGAGAATGGTGCTGCCATCGATGTAAGCCCTACCCTCAACGAGCTGATAGTCATTGAAACCTCGGTAGACCCCGATCAGGATGGAGTCTTGCGAGTAGAGGGTCACCAGTGAAGTGGTTGTGGAGAACCTATCGTTACCGAGAACGTAGTAGATGTAGACCGTCTGCCCGCTGAAATCCGCACTTCCAGCCGGGATGGCCTGGGTCGCTGGAACACTGCCATCTGTGCCATAGGTGATTTGACCAGCCGTCCATGTGAGGCGGTTGGAGGCCGGCTGATTTCCGGGCTTGAACATGATCCCGACAAGCGTGGCCTTGATTTCGCTTCGGATCTTCGAAGTTGTCGCCGATGCGCGCGCTGACCAAGGGGAGACGTTTCCGGAGGTGTCGACAGCTCTAACCCAGTACCATCGCGTCACTTCTGGATCTTGGCCTGCAACAACGAATGTGCTCGTCTGCGACGTATATGACGGGGTCGAGTTCTCGAGAGGTGCCGGGAACTCATCGAGCGCTTCGAAGATATCGTAGCGAGCAAGATCGGCTTCTTCATTCGGAGACCACTTCAACCATGTAGAATTGATCCCACCGAGAGCGGTCAAGTTGACGGGCATTGCAGGAGGGATTTCATCGAGCACAGTGGTGTGCGTATCCTCGGCGCTCGGTTCCGATTTGTTGCCAGACTTGTCGACCGCATAAACACGGCCGGTGTAAGTCGTATTCGGTATCATCGGAACCTGATAGAGCGTGGAGCTGGTCTGGTAGGAAATCCAGCTACCCGAGCCCTCTTTCAGATGCAGCTCGTAATACGCAAAATCGTCCTCGAGCGACGGCGCCCACGTTGCAATCAACAAGTTGGACGGGACTAGGGTCGAAGACAGATGGAAGTCTTTCGGCCGATCCGGAGGAATGGTGTCAACCAGGTGATCGAGGTCTTCCGGCGTAACGGAGCCGAGCGTGCCGTCGATCGCGCCCTGCAAAAGCAGGTTCAACTTCGCTCGAACACTGGCGCCGGATTCTCCGTTCTTGATAGGCTCGACTGGACCGATAGGCATCTCAGTCCTCCCACACGGCAGAATCGACCCATTGACCGCGATCACGCCAATAGCCGGTGGCTAGAATCCAGTTGCTACCGTATGAGCTTTCGGCGGCGAGATTTTCGAGCGTCACAAACGAAAGGCTGATGTTGGCGACGGTGTTTGTGACCCATTCGATCGTCAGGCTATCCTGCGCGAAACGGGAGACGAACATCCACGAGATTTGCTCGATCTCAGTCGCGCTGACACCAACATCCTCGTGAAACTCGATGAAAGTGTTTCCGCCGCTTGCTGCCATGATATTTATTTCGCGCGGTAGCAGTGTGCCGGATTTTGTGCGAATGAGGACTGCGCTGTGCGCCCGATCTTCATTGTATGTCTCGTAGAAGTCCGTGCCGGCAACCTGCACAATTTTGTCGGCAACGTTCATGACCGGTGGGAAATCGCTACCCCAGGTCGGCACGTAAATCTCACCAGCCCTACCCTTGCAGCGCATGAAAATATCGAGGACCGCCATGGCCTCGGCATGGTTTACGGCCATGTAGGTTGCGGTGAGCGTCCGAGACACAATAGGAACCGGCGTGAAAGTCTTCACAACACCGCGGCTATAGTCGACGGTCTCGAACTTCAAATTGAACTGGACCTGCGGGCGATTGAGGAAGTTGGGCTTCCGCAACAGCACGTAGCGTCCGAAAAGAACCGCAGCCGGGCCAAACGACTGGACACTGTCACCTTCGGCGCTTTCGTCAAACGGCAAGGCATCCGGCGTCCGCACGACGAAACCTGGCTCCACGTCGAACTGGAGTGGAGCCGTGGCAACTTGGTTCGTGTATAAAGAAAGCGTATTCGAGTTGGCAATTTGAGCAGGTAGCATCGGCAGTATGCATGCGCCAGCGCCAACCGATTTCGTCAGCGGATTGACCAGGATCACCGTGTTGTTGTCGACGAAATCAACATTTATTTTTGAGGTCGTTCGCCCGGTCATCAGGACGTACGTCCCTCCGTTCGTCATCCATGAAGGCGTGCTATCGATCGTCAGGACTGTCGCACCACTCGAAGCCGTCGTCGCTACGAGAGCAGGCACTGCCGAGAAGTCTGCGATCTCAACCTTGCCGTCCTTTGCCCGGTTCACAGCATCCGCAAAACCGCGCATACGCTCGCCGTCAAGAAGGACGTTGACCTCTAGCGCGCGTCGCGGATTGATACGAGTAGCCCGACGCTGCTCACTCCCGTTGCGGGTCGTGAACACGTCCGTTTTGAACTCGTAGGTATCCCTGATTCCGTTTCGCCAGTTAGGCACGAATGGGAGGAAGACTGCCATGGGTCGATACGATCCTCGTTTTGCGAGAATTTCTCACAATAAGAGTAATTTTGCAACGCGCTAACGACCGAGTGCACCGTTCAGCTTGTTCTGATTTCGCGTAATAAAGTTGGTCATGACGCGCTCACCCGCCACCGACGACAAGGCTGCCTCCATTACCTCCACGGGATCAAAGGCGTTGACGACCTTCAGGTTAACCGCCTTGCCCCCGCCACCGTTCGCAGAATGACGCGGATCGTTCTCCGTCAGAACCTCCTCGCCCTCAAGGGCAACGATGGGAACCTCACCCTGTCGCAACCCGTCAGAGACAATGCCTCCGCCGTGATAGCGCTGTGCGCCGGCAAAAACCATTGGATTGACGCGACGAGACTGCGTGGTATTGCCAACAATGCCGCCCGAGTGTTTCGCACCGAAGACCTTGGAAATTGCGCCTGCGATTGTCCCGCCGATGCCGCCGTTGGCGTCTTTGCCTCCAGTCAGCGCGTTGAACAAAGCCTGCTTCACGATCGCTTTGCCGATGTCGATAAGGAATTCGGCAATACCTTGCTGCAACGCTCTGAAGAAAGCGTCTGCTGCGTTCTCACCTTTCGCGATAGCCTCTGCGAACGAACTCCACGCCGTACTGCCGATGTCAGCAAGTTCCCGGTTGATGTCTTCTGCGGTCGGCAGAAACTGCGAACGCATCCTCTGAGTAGATTGTCCAATGGCTATTTCGATGTTTTGCAGGTTGGCTATCGCATTGACGGAACCTTCTCCCCCCATAGCCTGCCAAAACGCGATGGCAGACGCGATAGCCTCGTTCAGCTTACCGTTGACGGCATCCAGTTCATTATAGGTTGTAGCGTACAGCGATTGGTCGCCGCTCTGCTGCGCCAAGTCCATTCGTTCCATCAACGCAGAACGTTTTTCAAGAAGTTCGTTGACTTTCTGATTGACATTGTTTCGGTCAAACTCAAGTGCCGCGAGGCGTTCGGTTTCGGCTCGCTGCTCTTTGGTGAGGTCTTTGCCGGCTTCTCTGGCCTTGAGTTCTTCATCGCGCAACGCTTTTGCGACTGCAGCTTCCTTGGCGGATTTAGACAGGAGGTTCAGTTCGAACTGTTGCTGCTCAACGCGCTTCCTATAGTCGACGAGGTATTCTCGACCCATTTCGGTCAAACGCGCCTGTGCCTCCACCTCCACGGGTGAGGTTCCTGCCTTTTGGTTCGCCCAACTCGCAACTTCACCCGCAGTTTTACCTTCGAGGATGTTGCGGTTCGACTTAATCGCATCACTCGACAGTAGCTTGCTGACAGGGGTATCGGCTTGGGCAGTAAGGACGGCTACGGCACCGGTCGGCCCAAGAAAATGTGCAAGATAAACCGAAGCCTCGTTAACAGCGACACCGGCTTTCTGCAAGATTGCGGCATTCTCACGGGCATAAAGCTCGATCATGCTGCGCGAAACGTCAGCATTCTCTCGCAATGCCAGGATGGTGCTGTCAGTCATGTTCTTCGCACGATCCGGAAAATACTGCTTGAACATTCGGAGCCACGTCGACTCGATGAACTGGCCAAGCCCGGTGGCTGTGGAATTCGGATTCTTTGCATTCGGATTCCCGCCGCTCTCGATACCGGCGATACGATCGGCCACGGAGTTGTAACCGGCACCGCTCGTGCCGAAACGTTGCGCATCATACGCAGCGCCTGCGGAAGAGCGAACTTTTTTCAGTTCGGCGTCGATCTCCTCCTGACGAAGCCTTACCCCTTCCGCGAGAAGCTTGTTTTTCGCCTCGAGGGCTTTCTGTTCAATATATTGTTGCCGTTCCGTGAGTTGCGCCAGTCGCGTTTCCTGGCTCATCTGCTCCTGTAATTGGTAGACCGCTTCTCTGGCAGCTACTTTCTTTTGCTCAGTTGCGGCAACGGTCTTTTTCGTAGCCTCATAGGCCTTCTCCGAATACAATGACTCGTCTTTTACATGTTCGACGAGTTCTCGACGCTGGCTCACCAAGGTTGCCAGTTCAGATTTCATCTTTGAAAGATTGTCCTCACCGAGCACGCCAGCGGCACCGGAGTTGAAACCGGTTGACCGAAGGGATTCCTCAATTTGGATGCTGGTGCGAAGATCGCGGATGCGGTCCTCTAGATCAGTAGTAAAAACATCCTTAAGCGCTTTTGCACCTGCTCGGGCATCGCGCGTCATGTTGCGTATATCGCGCCCGAAATACTGAATCTCCCGCGAAACGAACTGGATCACACCTGTGTCTTGGAGCGCCTGAACGAAGTCGTTCCATGCGCCCTTCGCTTCGACGAGTGTTTTCCCCCATTCGCTGGTTTCCACTTTGCTCGCAGCCGCACGTGCCTTAAGAGCGTCCAGTGCAAAGGCCATGGCGCCGGCTTCATCACCGGAAGCTTTCATCGCGCGCACCTGATCGTACTGCGCAAGGGTTAGAAAATTCAGTTCCTTGTTGAGTTCAAGGACCGACTCGACGTTGCCGCCAAAGGCCTGCGACAGCCTCTGACCGGCGTCGACCACGCCTTCACCGGTAGCGTCGCTTATACTCTTCGCAATTTTCGCGAACTGCGCAAACTGGCCGGTCGGCAAGCCGTCGGCCGCAAATCCTGCAGCCAACGACCGTGCGTCATCGATGGAAATACCGAGATTCTTGATTTCGTCGCTGACGCCAGCAAGCCCCTGCGCCGTATTGCGATAACCGTCAGCGGATAAAGCCAGCCTTCTCTGGAAATACTCAACAGAGTCGCCAGCCTCTTTCAGCCGCATTGCGACCGCTATGAACGGCGCCAGCACGCCTCCCAACAGAACAAGCTGCGGAATCGACCGCGCAACGCTCACCATGACGTTCGGCCAGATCTGCGCGAATTGCCCGGCCTGTTGTGCGAGCACCTGCAACGGTGCCTGCCCCATAGCGAGGCCCGAAACAACATCGTTTACCTGATAGCCGAGGTTGGTGAGCTGCCATGGTCGCAAGCCGTAGACGAGGATGTCTTCCGGGTCCTCGCCATTGGAAGAACCCTTTTTCTTACCGCGTCCACCGGCACCGCTAACCGAATCCATCCGATCGCCAAGCGCACCTTGCGCTGTTGTGGCCTTTTTGGAAGCTGTCGTGAGCTTGTTAAGTTCGGCTGTGGTGTTGCCGAGTGCAACGCTCTCATTCGTCGAGGCAACCGCGCCGCGCTGCATCTCGGTCGCGAGGCGACTAAAACTGGAAAAACCGACGCGCGCTTCGCCGTTGATTTGCTGAAGGGCGGCTCGCTTCTGCTGCAAGGCTCCCATGGCCTCACGAGAGCGATCCCGCACCAACTTGATCGTTTCGCCAAGTTCGCGCATTTCTGAGGCGGAAAGCGAGCCGGTGCGAGCAGCATTGGCCTGCACTGCACGATAACGATCAACCTCCGCGCTCAGTCGTTTGTAGTTGGCGACAGCCGACTCGATCTCGCCTTTAGCAACACCGACGACGGCACGACGGTTGGACGATTGAGCAGCAGCAGAAATGCGCTTCTGCTGCTGCTCAAGGTTCTTCAGGACTTTAGAATACTCGTCGCGAGCCTTAACGGCAAATTCTACGACTCTTTCACGGCTCGCCATTGTTCAGCACCTTCAATTGCTTCCGGAAGTCCTCTTGGGCTTTCTTGGTCGAAGCTTTCTTCACGCTTTGGTTTGGAATTGTGGAGATCGCCATTTGCAGAAGGGCCGCTTCACTCGCCATCTGAGCGTTGATCCTGTCGACCACGAAGCGAGCCTCTACAAAAACCTTACAGACAGGATAGAACCAGGCTGATGGGTGTCCGTGGTCGAGCAACAAGCTCACCTGGCGGTGGACACCCTCTACCCAGTCTGTCAGGCTTTCAGGGATGTCAGGCTTGCCGCGCCCGCCATCGCCCGAACGACGATCTCCATGAGTTTTTCCAAGCCACCCTCCGCCACCAGTGTGAGGTTGATGATCTTCTCGAGCGCATCAACCTGTACGCTGAGCGGAAGACGCGAAGCCTTGTCGGCAGCTTTCGGGTTACCTGAACCGCATGCGATCACCATCGCTGCAAGAGGGGCAAAATCATCGGCCATGCCCAAAGCGATTTCCTCAACGCTGCCCGTCAACTCTCCACCAATGGCCTTGGTGTAAAGCTCGGCACAGACGCTGCGATGCTCGCGGATGATGCGGGTGATGTGCGCGAGGGCGAGACCTTGGACTTCGAAAGATTGCTCTCCGACTTTCACGGTCTCGCTCGGCAGTACCAGTGTCTCCAACTGATCCATGTCGATCCCTTACGCTACGGGCCGGCTGTCGCGATAAGCAAGCGCCAGATTACCCTTCTTCATGACGCTGATCGACAGCGGCAACTGCTGCCACTCACTCGACTCAGGGTCCATGATGAGAGCAAGGTCACCGTTCGGAGACAGGCGAACGCGAGGGAACGTGATGTCGAACTGCGGCCCGATCGGATTATTCGAGATGAACTTGAGCGCACCTTCGACCTGCGTTTCACCGGCTGCGATCTGCTCACGTGTCGAGGCTGAAACGCCATAGGCGACTTTCACATCGCCACCGATCGCATTGCTGCCGGCAGGGATGTAGACCGTGCCAAGGTCGGCGTCGAGAATGTAATCCTCATCGAGAACGAAAGTGGCCGGAGACGTCGTGGCTCCATCGGTGACGACAACCGTTGACACCTTCCTGGCGCCGGAGGGATTGGTGTCGCTAAAACCGAGTTGATAAAGGTCGCCAGCTTTGACTTCCTCGAAGGTTTCTACGAGGCTCGAGCTGGCGGTGACTGTGATCGTCTTCACCTCGTTCATGAAGAAGAAAGCAACGTTTTCGCTCTTCATGTCGTCGGTGGTAACAGAACCCGTCAGAGTCGCTTCGATCGCCACCTCTTCATCAAGGGTTCGAAAACCAACACGAGAAGAATAATGCGGCAACGTTTCGGCTTCACGAGCGAGTGTGAACTCAGGCGTGTTTCCCAGTTCGCGAAATGGACCCGGAATCTGCGTTCCGGACTTGTATTTGGCGAACAAAGCGGTTCCGCGCGGAACAGTGAGATTGCGGGATTGCAGGTCCATAGAATTTCTCTCCTTGTGAGAATTGCGAGTATAACGTGATTTTCTGCTATGCGAAAGGCGTCTCAAGGTTTTCGGCGAGACCGAGGGTGACGGGTATAAGGAAGAAGGCAACGCTCGAAACTTCATCGTCTGGCGGGCGGTGGACGGGCTGGCCGACCGAAAGCGTCAGCACGCACGGAGCTACTTTACCGAGACCGAGAATATCGAAACGGTTGGACTTTGCTTCCACCAGTGCTTTGACAACTTCCGCTGACAGCCGGTAGGCCGGATCGAGCGGGTGATCGCGATCGTCCTCGACGAAACCTTGTACGAGGACGCGAAACTGGTTCACGGCCATAGGTGAAGTGGACGTGCCGTTCGTCGCCTCGGGCGGACGGGGATCTTCGAGCAGAACGACCATCGGGCGCGGGTCGTTGTCGCCAAACACTGTCCGCCCACGGAAGACGCGTTCCGCAAGTCGACCGGCCGCGTCCTGGAAATCCGACAGGTCAAATTCGTAATCATTCGTTGGATTGACGCGTTTGATTTGAGCACTCAGTGCCTTCATGACACGCAGGCGAAAAGGATCAGCCATTCAACAACTCCAACTGTCTGAAAAACTCTTTCTCGAGGAAGTCGAGTGACTCCGGTGTCATTTCTTCATAAATACCACCGCCGTCCGAGGCCGACCGCAGCGCCTGGTCGACCGAAGGGCCGTAAAGCAGCCACAGGTTTTTCCCCAACGATCGAGGCTTGTATGCACCTTTGGGCATCGATCCGTCCGTTCGGACAGCGAGACCGATATTATTGTTCTTGAGGCGCATAAGGAATGCGCGGCGAATGGATCGGGTCTGACCCGGTTTCACCGTGACATTGAGCTTTCCGCCTTTGTGACGCTGCCCGCCTGCCAATGGTTTCTGTTTGGTGAAGCGAGCCAGTGAAGTGGCCGCACCCCTGCCCTCGATTACCGTTTCAAGCGCGCTGCGTTTCGCCTTCGTCTTCAGCCAAAGTCGTTTGCTGGAAGGAGAAACGTAGGACGCGGGGAATGCAACCTGATCACGAGCAGCACGCGCAAACTTGGTACGATCACGGGTCGCCGTCGTATTCAACGCCCGCACAAGCGCCAACTCGGTCGAGTTCGTCATTTCGTCGACGAACGCAAGCTGGTCAAATTCGATAGCGATTACTGCTGCGACCATGGTGGGATTCCCTTCCATTCGTCGCCGGATGTGTCCACCTGAGAAAGAAGTGCAGCCAGTTGCGTTTTGCTCACGGTGCTGACTTCGACCCAAACGAACCCTTCTCGTTCAGGCCGGCTCGGACCCGTCACGTAAGCTTCACTATCGCTGAAGATGACGTATGCGTTCGTCATCACAGGATCCACTTCCGAGATGTCGAAAATAACGCGATCGACGATGTCAGTAAGCTGGCCTGCTCCATCTTCCCCCTGCGCTTCGATCACAGCAGGTCGTTGGTGTAAACGAACGTTGACAGGAACAGGAGTTCCCGCGGCGTGTGTGAGATACACCGCGGGAATCGAGAATGTCTGGTGGACGGGAAGCAAGTTTTCACGCTTCCTTTCTCGCCAGTTCATCAGAGCCACCCGTAGTAGGAGCCGGTCGTACCGGCTGCCTTCACCTTCAAGGCTCGGACGGGTAAAATCTGCCCCTGCTTCATCGCATAAGGCAGATCAACGCCAGACTCGTCAGTGATCACGATCGTTCCGTCCGCCTGGCAATAAATCGCTTTCGGCTGAACCGAGAGCGCTGCCGTGTCGGACGGAACGATCAGGAAATGTTGCCGAGCTGGCGTGATGGAAGCAGCATCGCTCAAACGCAGCGGGTTCTTCGCCATTAGACGAGCGCTCCGCCTTCACCTTCGCCGCCTTCACCGCCCTCGCCGGCACCGGTAGCGTCAGCCTTTCCGTTGGCGGGGTTTTTGGGCGTCGAGCCTTTGCCTTTACCCTTCCCCGAAGACTTGCCACCGGCATCGTCGTCTGCGTGTTCTTCGGCGACTGGCTCATCCGGATGAGCGAGCTTGTAAAGCTTCATCTCGTCATCGGTGGGCTCACGAATCGCGCCGAGACGGATCATGTCCTTATAGTCGGCGTTGGTGAATTCTTCGACCGATCCGACCGGAAGATCATCACCCTTACGACGAATGCTGTGAAGCGTATAACCGTATTCCATTTTCTCAATCTCCTGTTGATGGGAAAAAGCATCCCCACAGAGGGGATGCTGCAAGCTCTAAGGAACGAAGACCGAAAGCCGGTTACGGCGCGGTGACGTTCGCCAGCAGCGTTGCGTTCGGATTGATCGGAACGAACAGCGGAGCCGACTTGTGGGTGATGTATTCGACTTCGAGATCGCCAGGCATTTCCCAGTTCTTCGGGAAGATCGGAAGAGCTTCGTAGCCGGCCTTCTTGTCGATGATCCGCCCGAACGCGCGCGTGCCGCTGATCGCTTCCGCAGTGCTGGTGAAGAGCATCTGATGATTGCCGATGTAACGCTCAGCAGCACCAGTAGCCGGATTGATGAAAGTCGAATTATCGACCCACAGCTCAATCGACTGACCGGAACCGCCGCCGATGGTCATTTCGCCCACTTTGAAAACGGGCTCGCCGGTAACCAGGCCGCGTTCGTAGACGATGTTGCCGCCCTTGATGTTGATGTCCATGTGCGCCTTGAACTCTTCATCCTTGCGCATGATGGCCCAAACGCCGCCGCCCATCGTCACGCGGACAGGAACGCCGCCGAAGTCCGCTGTCGCCATCCGGTCGATGACCAACTGGATGAAATCGACAATGGAAACGCCCGCATCACCGAAACGATCGCCCGCGCCGAGCGTGATGGTGTGGGTTGCGGCACGTTTGAAGTCGACAAGCGTCGTCGGATAGTTTTCACCGGTAATCGTGACCTTGCCGTCGCGAAGCGCGGTTGCTGCCATCCAGTTCCAGCGGCGATTGATCGCCCGGACGTGGCTCTCGGCGATAGCCGCGCGAATGAGCGTCAGACGCTGCATCGGAGTAAGCTGCACCGGCATCTGCGACATGTTCGAGTCGATGCCAACACGGCGACGAAGCGGCATCAGCGGATCGACCTGGTCTTCCAGCTTGATATACGCAGGCTTGAAACGGAAACCGGTCCCGGTGTCTTCATAGACGGATTCACCGCGCGCCAACGGCATGACGAACGGAGCGAGCTTGCGACCCTGCACCGGCATTTTTTCGAAATCGATCCACTCGTTATTCGAGCGCAGTTCGTATGGGAACCACTGCGTCCAGTAGAGTGGATCGGGTTTCATGTCGCGGAACACGCCGAGGAAGCGGCTGGTGTCCCACAGTTCGAGATGTTGGGTCTGAGCGACCATGGAAGCCTCCTGTTACGCGCGCTTCGCGACGATGATGTTGGTGGGAGTGGGAGCGCCTCGGAACGCCGCCTGCTTATGTGCGTCCGTGGAGAAAGATGCGCCCCAAACAAGTGCATCCTGGTTGAAGCAACCAGAGTAGAACACCTGTCCGTTGACGGCAGCCGAGCCTGCACCGCCGCGAGAAACCGCGTGCGCGAGCACGCCGATGGCTTTCACGTCGTTGGCGGGGTCGGCACTGCCGCGAACAGCCGGGACGAGTTCGCCGTTGACATTGAGTCCGAGAACGGTGAACTGCGCGTAGTTCGCATTCAACGGAATTGGGAAGGAATAGGCAGGTGCCAGTTCCGGGTGAGAGCCTGCCAGCAGATGGTTCTGCAGGTAGGTGTCGAGTTCCTCGAACGCTGCGCGGCCGGGATCTGCATATGGAGGCGTAATGTTCACCATCGCGGGTTACTCCTTGTTGTCAGAGAAGCCAGCGAGGCCGTAGCTGCGGATCAGCGCGCGGTCCTTGTCTGCTTCGGTTGCCTTGTTGTCGTCATCACCGCCACCTGCAGCGATGTTCGGCTGGTTGGTGCCATCCATGGCAGCCGCGAACATGCCAGCAGGTGCACCGGCACCGGGCTGCGCCACGGTTGAACCAGCTTCCGACTTCTCTTCCGGCAGCGATGCCAGAAACGCCGTTGCTTCGTCCGCCGCCATCGATGTCTTCAGCGCGGCGTTCAGGGCTGCATTTGGACGGGCTTTGCCGGCGTCGGAGCCAAGGATGGTATTGATGCGGGCAAGCGCATTGGTAGCGCCTGTCTTTTCACCTTCCGCGACGCCTTCGGCGCGTGCGGCAGCGATCGCAGCTTCGTGTTCGGCCTGAGAATTTTCGGCCATTGGTGCTTCTCCTTCTTCTGAGAAAGTGGCCTCAAGGGCCGTTACAGCGTCGTCGAGAGTTCCGATGGCATCGGCCAATCCAATCTTGACGGCTTGACGAGCCATGAAAGTCTGAGCGTCGGTGTCATCGACAGCCTCTTCATCCATGCCTCGACCCCTCGCCACCATGGCGACGAATTGTTTGTGGAGTTCATCCACTTCCGCTTTCCACTTCTTGCGAGCCTCTTCGGAGAGAGGCTCAAGCGAGTTGCCCTGCGCTTTGCCGGGCTTCGAGCGGATGATGTTGACCTTGATGCCAGCGCTTTTCAGGTATTCTGAATATTCGAAGTGGGTGATGATAACCCCGACCGAACCAACACCCCCGGTGCGAGCAACCGTGATGTGGCTGGTGGCAGCGGCAATGTTGTAGGCAGCAGAATATGCGTGCTCGGCCGCAACGGCGCGGATCGGCTTGATCTCGCGAGTCTCGTAGATGTAGTCGACGAGGTCCCAATTGCCGGAAACCATGCCGCCACCGGAATCGATGACGAGCACGATACCTTTGACATCGCTGTCATCACGGCCGCGTTTGATCGCCTGGTGGATGTACTCGTAGCCTGTGATCCAACTGCCGATCGTCCACGGGAAATTGTTGACGAGCACACCCTGAACCGGGATGTATAGAATGCCGTTTTTGACGTTGTAAGGTCGATAGCGTGCTCGCCAGTCGTCTTCGCTGAACCAAAAATCGTTGTCGTTTGCCGCAGACTTATCGATTTCGGCAAGGTGGTCGGCGGCCATGTGAGCACAAGCTTCCAGCCACGAACCACGTGTCTCGGCTACCAGTGCTGTGCTATCCTGAAAGCGTGCGAGGATTGCGTTCACGCCGCCTCTCCTTCTCTTGGGGTGGCGGACAATGAATTTTCCATGTCCTTGGTGTCTGTGCTGTCGTAAATCGACGGGTTGCCGTAGAAGGCGTCGAGTTCGCGTTCGCGTTGGATCTGGCGCGCGATACGGCGATAGTCGCCGCCGCTCATTTTCGCTATCTCGGCTTCCTTCGTGGAAAAACCGCTCTTGACCCTGAGAACCGCAGCCTGCGTTTCCTTCAGCGGGTCAATCTGTCCTTGGCCGGCACCAATCCACTCGCACGCGCTGTAAGCTTCCGCGTTCAAGCGCTCATAGAAGAGCGGTACGTTCTTGCGCTTCAAGCACTCGAGATCGTTGTTGTTGATGGCCTCTTCGAGCCAGAGGCGGTAGACGAAATTGGCAACGCCGTCGGCAGCAATCGCCTTCTTCGCGTTCATCGTCTTCTGCGTTTCACCGATCGACGCGCGTGCAGACGAATAGTTGGTTTGCGTGAAGTCGCGTGAAAACTGCTCGTAGGACAGCCCGAGAGCTGCCGCGATATATCTTAGTAGGCTCTGCTCGTATTTGTCGCCGAGCGGGCCGACAGCACCCGTGTTCTGCAACTTCAGCTTTGTGCCGGGCGCAAACACGGGGATTTTGGCGCCATCCATGTGCAGATTTGTAGCCGAAGCATTGTACGCGTCGATCGCTGCCAGATACGCCGTCATCCACTCGACGGTTGCGTTATCTTTCGGGTCTTGCCCGCCGAGAGCCGCGAGAACATCGTCCGGAATTTCCGACTCGATGGACGCAGCGTAGCTTGCTGCCACCACGGCGCGCTCAAGCTCGGTACGGCGAAAGTGCTTCGTCATCCGCATTTCGGATAGAGCGGACACGAGTTTCGATATACCTCGCGACTGGTCGGGACGGTCCTGCTCATAAATATGCAGGATCATTTGCCGACCCCAACGATTCTGAGCAGGCACCCTCGTCCACTGCATTTGCGACAGGTCGCTGAAATCGTGATACGGCCCGTCGTTCGGATGCGAATTCCTGATATGATAAGCGACAGGTGCGCCGCGACGATCTCGCTCAACGCCGCTGCGGATGCGAGACCAATCCTGCATCATTTTATCCATCGGCGTCGAAAGCCGATCGGTATCGATCATTTGAACCGCAGTTCGATATGGGCGACCATCGGCCGGCATCCATTCGGCGCTGGCAAGAATCTCTGCGCCGCCGAAGAAGCTGCATACGCCAAGGCGCACCATTGCTGTCAGGGTGTTAATTCGTGCGGCGTCGGGCCATTTGCGCGAGCTTTCCGCCCACAGCATGAACTTGGTTTCAACCTCTTCCTGGTACTCGGTTTCCCATTTCGCGTCTTCCTTGCCCCACAGGACCTTTGTCTCAGGCCGAGCATTCAACTGGTAACGAGAGCCAACGACCGAGTCGCGATACGTGTCAGAGCCGCCTGAGACGAACGCATCGTTTCGAATCGTATCGCGCGCACGCGCGTCAAGGTTTTGCTTCTCAGGAAGGATTTCCGCGTCCGCCGAGCGGATGGCCGGTTGCCAACGCGCAAGACGATCAACTTTCGATGCGCCGTCATAGGCTACACCGCCCGATACTGCCGCCGTAGCACCGGGCGGTTGCACCGCATCGGTCGTCGCTGTGGAGACATCAGCAACGGTTCCGATCAGGTCTGAAAGATCAACAGCAGCGTTCATCCCCACGTCGGCCTCATGACACGATGCGGGGTTGTGGGCTGTCCAGCGATTTGAGCTTTGAGTTCTGCAATGTACTGGCGCAGGCGGGACATATTCGCCATCGAGTAGCGAACGGACTCACCGTTGCTGTCTCGGACTTCTACGACGCTTTTTCCGGTCAACAGATCGCGATAGGCTTTCTCAGCCTCTCGTAACCAAATCTGTAGTTCGGCGATGCTCGCCATCTGTCACCCCGCAATGCGCTCTTGCAGGGTGAGTAATACCGCCGTTCGTTCTTAATTACAATATAAAGTTGGAATTTTATAAACCATTCCATCGATCGCCCTTCTATGGGCGACGTAATAACCGCAATGGGAGAAAGTGCTTAAAGACAGCAATTTCAGCCACATTAACGAGCAAGTTCATTTCATACCTCCTTTCGGTGCGAGCGTTGCCGATAAGTGACAATTATGCACTCAAAAGGTGAAAGTCAATCCTAACGTGAGTTTCTAGCCCAATTTTTTTCCGAGTTGTGCCAGAGCCGCGAGTCCTGACGGTTTAACGGGCGGAGGATCGTCTTCAGTTTGCCCGCCTATCACAAGGTCGTTCTGGTCCCATTCTTCAGCCCACGCTGGCGGGTTTTTCCAGTCTATCCGGTCAAATCCGAAATGCGTGTACGGGACGTTTTTCTCAATCGGGCGAAGCGAGATACCCTCGGCGTAGTAGGTCAAGTCGAACGCTTCGTTTCTCTTCTTCCTCGTGTTCAGCCACCCTTTCGCGGTCCGCGTTTCGGACGTTAGCTGAACGAAGTACCAGTCTTCCGCCCAGTCAGGGAATCGCAACATGCCTCCATCGACGCCTTCTTCGGCGATTCGCCTCGACATCAGGAGCGAGACGGCGTCTTTCAGTTTGTTCGAATTCAACATGACCACTGGCACGTCGCCTCGAGCAATGGCGAGCGGTCCCTTCTGAGAAGAATCAGGCCATTCAGTTCGGGCCAGCGGTTTCGATTTCGAGGCCTCGCCCTTCACAAGAATGAAGCGACGATGCGAGCCGTCCTGTTTGGCTTTCAAGCGGCGCCAGAAATTGTATGCGTGAGCCGTGACCCCCTCGGCACCGCCAGAGTCAGACGCCGTCGCGCGGATTTTCATGCGTCGACCGCTGTTGTCCCCCAGTTCGTAGGTTTTCTCCATCACCTCGGAGATCAGGGTGTCCCAATCTTCGCCGAAGGCTGCCGGGTCGATCGGCATACGATCGCCGTTCGCGTTCCGGCGATTCGAAAGGCGTACCTTGAACATGTCGACGACAACACGATCACCGTCAGCCGTGTAGCCCAAAACCTGGACGACAAACGCTCGCTTCTGGATGTCGACTGTGGCGATGAGATACCGGACACCTTGTGGAACGAGCGGCTCCTCTGGTGTCGACCCCCAGTCCTCACCCTTGGCTTTCAACAGGTCAGGCGCGAAATCGGATAGGCGAGCCTGCGGGATGTAGTAGGTCCCTTGGTCAGTTGTTCTCGTTTTGCGTAGCGCGCTATCATCACCTGTTTCCTCAAGCTCCTTGAGCGCATTGAGTTCCAGCATCACGAGGTCGCCCCACTCGCGATAACCAGCGGCAGGGCCCTTCAGCCAGAACGAGGCAATTGTTGACCGTGTGACTCGCATGCCCGGTCGCACAAGGGTTTTGCCGTTGAGGCCGGGTTCGATCATCTCCCCTTCGCGAATCCAACGACCGTTGCGGTTGAGTTCGTGTTTTTGGTGAGGTTTAATCACGCAGCCGTGACACGGGCAGATCATAACCGTAGCATCACGCGCTTCCATCGGATCGGTAAGCCCGCCCCAATCAAGCAGTTTGAAATCTGGCTCGAACCATTCCTCGCACTGGGGGCAACACCATTGCCATCTGCGACGGTCACCGCGATTGTAGAGCGCAAAGATGCCGCGGATGGGAGGCGCTTCATGAGGCGTTTTCGGCATCCAGCGAGGGTCTTGGATTTCCTTATTTGGGTTTGGTGACGACTCGGCGACTGTCATTCCGAAGCGCTTGAACGTCGTCGTTCGCATCGACAGAAGGTCGTAAAGATTGCCTTCGCCGCCGATATCATCCTCGGAGCGATCGTAGTCGATCGAGGCTCCAATCCTCACGGTGATACCCGACAGGTTCGCTGGCGTTGGGTAGGTGACCAACACTCGCATTCCGCTCTTAAACGTTTTGTCGAACGTGTTGTCATACTGACGGGCGGTAAGCTGCTCGGCATGGATTTTTGTCGACGCTTTCAGATATCGACTTAAATCGCCGTTTGACCATTTCCTCGCGTTTTCGCGGTCCATGTGGACCAGCAACATGTCTGTCGGATCGGTCTTCACGGTGTGACTGATCATGTTCAGGACCATGACGGTCTTGCCGGTTCGCGCTGGACCTAAGAAAACCATACCGGTGAAATCGAGCGATGTCGTCTCATCCTGGGGCTCCTTGAGATACGGCGTCCTATCTTCTGACCACGGTTGGCTGTGCCCTCCTCCTGTCCCGATCTTCGTGTATGTCTTTGCAGCGTCAGTCACCGTCATGCGGTTCGCTGGCTTCATCTCGCCGAAGGCCGATGCAACAATGTCCTCTAGCGTCTTGAACCGGACAGCACTGATCAGCTCATCTATAGTAGGCGGACGGATTTGGCGGAGCGGTGAATTCATGCGGCCAGCAACCATTCTGTGAGATTAAAGTATTCGTCGCGATCACCCATCGGATCCTCTTCGCATACGATTCCGCATTCAATGCGCATCGCTTTAAGGGGGCGACCGACAGCATCGGCAGGAAGTTCGTCGAGGAAAATTCGTTCACCTTTGTAGCGAACTAGCCGAACGCCGAGGCGTCGAGATTGCTGAGCGCGAGCGGCGAAAACGTCAGGAAAGACGCGGCGAACGAGGTTCCAATACGTAGGGCTAGTAGCCTTCACACAGCCAATGCAGTTGGCATTAGGAAAACCAAGGCTATATATCCGAGGCAGCGCTATTCGAAAGAAATGCAGCAGCGAAGCACAATCATCTTTAGTGTAATTCGCCTCAATCAGGACCGGTAAAACGTTCTCGCGCTCAGTCAGTATAAAGCGCTCATGCCGGTCCCTTTCGTCTGCAGTGAAGCCAAAGACATGCCAATCAACTCTATTGTGCTGTTCGTAGTCTTGTCTGGCCTCTTTTTTCCCGTGAACGGTACATGGTGCCCCTTTTGGGAACACCATTGCTTTCCGTTTCTCCCATATATCGACCGCTGAATTCGACGGATACTCAGGGTTTCCGTGCAGGATGATCGGCTGCTCGAGCCAGCGTGACACGTCGGTCTGGAATCGAAGATTATCCTCGTCCTCTTCGATTATCGGGTTATTTACAATCCGAACGTCGCAAATCGCACCATACCGACGAACAGTCTCCCACGCGGCAACAGCACTAGCTGCACCATTCGAAAACCAAACAACGATCGTGTCGCCAGGAAGCGGAGAGGTCACTCATCATCTCCCACGGGACGGTCGGCATCATCGACCATGCGACCGCTGCTATCGAGTTCACTCTTGATGTGAGCTGTCATCGAAAGCGTTTCGCGGGGCATCTCGACGAGGGTTTTGCGGATATCGTCAACAAGGCGGCTGGTGGCATCGACAAGAGCGCCGTATTGCTTGTTGCTGAGCAACTCCTTCTCTGGCAGGTCTTCGATCCACATCTTCACGTCTTGGCGGATCATCATCGCAACGCGCCCTAGAACGAGCATCACATCCTCCGTGTGCCAGAGATCGCCCGAGGCCAGCATCACGCGGTTCCGCTGATGGGCAGAATCCCACCACATCTTGTTGACGTAGGGCGGCAGGCTCGCAGCATTCTGCTGAGCAAACCAGTCCTCAATGCTCCCGCGCGGCGGCACGAGATAGGACATGGCGGTCATGAAATCGTAGAATGGAACCTGTTTGCCGCCGTGGGTGGCCCACTTCGAAACAGGGCACTTTTCCAGTCGTTTCTGGATCTGCTTCGGCTGCTTCCCCACGACGTTGGCGATGAACATCACGCCCACGGGTTTGCGAAACTCGGTGTAATGCGGGAGGTCTTCCTGCATCTGTTTCTGCAATCGCGCTTCGGCCTCGGCTTTCGTAGGTCTGCCGCGTGGGCGGCCGGCAGGCTCTTCTCCGCCCATCAAGTCGCTGAGATCGACCATCGATCACACCAGCAAGTCTGAAAGATCGACAGAGCGACGCGTTTTCTGCGCGATCCATCGCTCAATATCAGTCCTGTTCCACGCGGAAACCCGATGTGAAATCCGCGTCTGCGCCGGGAATGTGCCGGCTTTGACCCTGCGATAGATTTCGGCGCGCGATAACGTCGTCACCTTTGACACGTCGGTCACCCTCATGAGGCTCTCGTTCATTTGCGTCTCCATTAGTCTCGTTTAAAGTGATATTCACTCTTTACGTGAAATTCAAGAGTCGATATGAGTAATTCTGTGAGACGAGCTGCGCTCTGAAGAAACTAAGCCGATGGAGGTCGCCATGTGAACGGCGGCTAAAGCCCGCCACCGCAGACCCCGGCTCCGAGGGTGAAATCGGGCGATGAACTTAAGCGAGACGACGCTGCATGAGTGTAATTTTTACCGACATCGAGTGCTACCACGACTTCTTCTACATCGGCTTCAAGCGCGAGGAAGACGGCAAACGCGTCGGTGTCGAACTCAGTTCTCGGTCTTCAAACTACGACCGCAGATATGTGCGCTCCGTTCTGAAGAAGCACACCACCGTCGGCTACCGAAGCCTGTCGTACGACGTTCCGATGATCTGGTATTCGTTACAAGAACATGTGACCAACGCGCATCTCAAGCGTGCCAGCGATCGCCTGATCGAAGGTAACATTCAGTGGTGGGAGGCCGAAGAGTTCCTAGGGATCAATATCCCGTTCGAAGTTAAGAAACTCCATATCGACCTGTCCGAGCCCCAACCAAACGCCTTCGCTAGTTTGAAGTCCCTGAACGGCCGAATGCAAGGCAAACAACTGCAAGATCTACCGTTCCCGCCTGACATGCATCTGACTCATGAGCAGATGGACATCGTCGCTAATTACTGCCTCCACTCCGACCTTGATGCCACCCACAACCTCTGGAATGCGTTGCGCGAGCCGATGGAACTGCGCCGCGCACTGGGTACGGTTTACAATCGCAACTTCATGTCCAAGTCGGACAGCCAGATCGGCGAAGCGATTGTTAAAACCCGCGTCGAAGAGATCACTGGTCGCAAGGTTAAGAAGGTCGAGACCAAACCAGGTACGACGTTCAAATATCCGGTGCCAGATTGGGTCTCCTTTAGAACGCCTGCCCTTCAAGAACTTCTCGAGCGTGTCCGCGAAACAGAGTTTGTCGTCAAGGCAGACGGGAAAACAGCTTCACCAAAGTGGATGTCAACGGACGCCGCCAAGCTCAAGCTCGGTACTGAGATCTATCAGTTTGGCATCGGAGGCATCCACACCACCGAGTCCAATCGAGCAACCTTCTCAACGGACACGCACATCCTCATCGATGCCGATGTGGCATCGCAGTATCCCGCCGCCATCCTCATGCTCGGGCTTTATCCTCGGTCTTTGGGTCCGGAGTTTCTGGAAGCATACGACGGAATTCGAAGGGAGCGTCTCGCAGCCAAGAAACGCGCGAAGGAGATTGAGGAGGAACTACCGAAGGTCAACGACCCCGACAGAATTGCCGCGCTCAATCGTGAACTCGAAGAATGCAAGGTCAAGGATAAGGGCGGCAAGATTCAGTTGAACGGTGTCTATGGAAAGCTCGGCAGCCGTTACAGTATTCTTTACGCCCCCCATCTCCTTCTCTCCGTCACGATAACCTGCCAGTTGGCAATTCTCATGTTAGTAGAGCGCGCTTTGGAGGCCGGCATAAATGTCGTGAGCGGAAACACCGACGGCGTGCTCTTCCAATGCCCGCGCGAAATGTACGACGGGATCGTCAAGGATCGCCTCCAACCATCGCTGTTGCAGAAGGTCTGCGCACAGTGGGAAGCCGACACCGGCTTCGATCTTGAGTTTGGCGAGTACAAGGCGATCTACAACCAGTCGGTCAACAGCTACTTTGCCATCAAGATGGATGGAAAACACAAGCGCAAAGGTCCGCTCGGCAACCCGTGGAACAAGGATAAATCCGATTTCGATCCTGTTCGCGGACAGCTCATGAAGAACCCGCAGATGACGATCTGCTCCGACGCTGCGCTGGCACGGATCAAGAGTGGTACGCCGATCGAAGAGACAATCCGCGCATGCCGAGACATTCGCCAGTTCGTGACCGTCATCAAGGCTGCCAACGGTGCCACATGGCGCGACCAGTATCTTGGCAAAGCAATCCGTTACTATTGGTCGACCGACGGTGATCCGATCTACGACACTGTCCCGCACGAAACGACGGGTAACTACAAGAAAATTCCCAAGACCGACGGCGCGGCAGAATGCATGAGACTGCCTGACGATTTCCCTGACGACATTGATTATCAGCGATACATCGAAGAGACCGAGACCATCTTGAGCGACCTGGGCTTCTACGGACCGAAACCTGAAAAACTGAAGCGCATCCGGTTGACCAAGGCAAATCGCGAAGTTGTGCTTCGGACGTGGATGGTTGCCGCATGACCCGTCTCGCAGTCGTCGGCAGTCGGACCTTTACAGACTTCTCCCTGCTCTGCCGCACAATCCCGCCGTACCGACCAACCCAAATCATCAGCGGCGGCTGCCCGCTTGGCGCCGACACGTTCGCAGAATGGTTTGCCGACCTTTTCGGTGTCGATGCTCTAATTTTCAAGCCGGATGGCAAGCCGGGAGGCTTTCATAGGCGGGATCGACAGATCGCGGAAGAGTGTGATCAGCTACTCGCTTTTTGGGACGGGCGCTCCCCCGGCACACGTTACACAATCAATTATGCTCGGTTCATCGAAAAGCCGGTCAACATCGTGAGGTTCAAATGAAGCCACTCGCTGACTTCGATTTCAACACCCGACAGATCGAAAAAAACGAAGAACTGGACGCGGTCGCCTGGGCGGAAAATAATGAATGGGTGGTCAGGAAGATCCAGTATCAGGGTCGAGTGGGGTGCCCCGACCGCCTCTTCGCGGGCTACGGCAAGTTGTTTCTTATCGAGATGAAGAAACCAGCCGCCCGCAAGCGAAAAGGCGGCGGACTATCTGCCGGCCAAAGTGGCGAAATCAAGCGCTTCGCCGAAGTGGGTGTCAAAATCCATGTGTTCTACACGGCACAGGATGTAATCGATTTCCTCAGGCAACATATGGGCTCAAAGAAGACCTTCAAGCAGTCGGTCTCTCTCGTCGATCTTCTTTGAAAGCGACTCAATCTTGTCGCTATACCACGCCATCATTTTTGTGCGCTCAGGAAGGTACAGGGCAGCGTTATACGAATCCCGTACCTCATCTTCCTCCGAGTGGGCCAATTGCATTTCGATGGCGTCCTCTCGCCACAACGCCGACTCGTTCGCGATGGTGGAAAAAGTTCCGCGGAACCCGTGAACGGTCGCGCGCTTATGGTAACCCAGTCGGTAGAGGCAATAGAGCATCGTATTCGATGAGATCGGCTGTCCGTCGTTTATTGCACTAGGCACGACAAGATCGCTATCGCCAGCGATTTCCCTGAGTTCATCGAGCAACTGAATAGCCCGATCGCTCAAAGGGACAAAGTGCTCCTTTTTCATTTTCATCCGCTCTTCCGGAACGCGCCACAGGCGTCGCTTCATGTCGAACTCCGACCATGTCGCAAAGCGGAACTCCTTTGTTCGAACCGCCGTGTGAAGAACAAACTCGACAGCCAGTGCAGTTTGTCTATCACCATCGTAGTTACGCAAGCGTTTCAGGAATTCAGGTAAATCCTCTTCGCGAATGGCTGGTCGGTGTTTGGTTTTTGGCTTCGCCTCCATCGCATCGACCAGTGTAGCCGATGGGTCCACCTTCGCCATTTCAGAGGCTATCGCGTACCGGAAAACGCCGCTGACATATTGCCTGACGCGGCGAGCAAGATCGAATTTCCCCTCACCTTCAATAGTTCGAAGCAACTTGAGGACATCGCTGGAAGGTACTCTCTCAACACTCATCTCTCCGATGAAAGGAAAAACTCGATCTTCCATGCGGTTCCAAATAATACCGGCGTAGGTCTCATCCCACCGTTTTTTACGAGCATCCCACCACTTCTTCGCCACGGCCTTGAAGACGCGCTCAGGATCGTCGCCACCGGCCAAGGCAGGATCTCGCCCGAAGGCCAAGTGTTCCTTCGCTTTCTCCCTCGCTTCGCGCGCCTCCGCCAACGACACGGCCGGGTAAGCTCCGATCGACAGAGTTTTTTGCTTGCCCGAAAACTGGTAGTTCAATCGCCAGAGTTTTGAACCGTTGGGACGAACCAAGAGGTAAAGACGACCGGCGTCAGTCAGTTTGTAATCCTTCGGGGCAGGCTTTGCGTTGCGGCATTTCAGATCAGAAAGAGGCAT